CTGCCTGTGCTTCTGCTGCCGCCTTGGCTTCTGCTGCTGCTTTGGCCTCTGCTGCTGCCTTGGCCTCTGCGGCTGCTTTGGCTTCTGCGGCTGCCTCGGCCTCTGCGGCTGCTTTGGCTTCTGCTGCTGCTTGGGCCTCTGCGGCTGCCTGTGCTTCTGCTGCCGCCTTGGCTTCTGCTGCTGCTTTGGCCTCTGCTGCTGCCTTTGCTTCTGCGGCTGCCTTGGCCTCTGCTGCTGCCTTGGCTTCTGCTGCTGCCTTGGCCTCTGTTGCTGCCTTGGCCTCTGTTGCTGCCTTGGCCTCTGCTGCTGCTTGGGCCTCTGCGGCTGCCTGTGCTTCTGCTGCCGCCTTGGCTTCTGCTGCTGCTTTGGCCTCTGCTGCTGCTTTTGCTTCTGCTGCTGCCTTGGCTTCTGCTGCTGCCTTGGCCTCTGCCGCTGCCTTGGCCTCTGCTGCTGCCTTGGCTTCTGCTGCTGCTTTGGCCTCTGCCGCTGCCTTTGCTTCTGCTGCTGCCTTGGCATCTGCGGCCGCCTTGGCCTCTGCTGCTGCCTTTGCTTCTGCTGCTGCCTTTGCTTCTGCGGCTGCCTTGGCATCTGCTGCTGCCTTTGCTTCTGCTGCTGCCTTGGCATCTGCTCGCTTACGATCATTCTCAGCAGCATCAGCAGCAGCGGTGGCAGCAGCAGCGGTGGCAGCAGCAGCAGCAGCGGCAGCAGCAGCGGCAACATCCGCCTCTTGCTGCTGTTTCCTTTGCAATTCCACAGCGGCGGTGGCAGCAGCAGCCACCGCTTCCTCTTCCTTTCGACGATTCTCAGCGGCGGTGGCGGCATCAGCAGTGGCGGCAGCAGTGGCGGCAGCAGCAGTGGCGGCAGCATCAGCAGTGGCAGCAGCAGCGGCGGCGGCAGCAGCGGCGGCGGCGGTGGAAGCGGTGGAAGCGGCGGCGGCGGCGGCAGCCTCTTGCTGCTGTTTCTTTTTAAATTCCATAGCCGCTTTTCTTGCGTTGGCGGCGTTTATTATCTCGAGTGAAGGGGGGGAGGAGGGTGGTGATGGCGACGCCTTTGCTGCCGCCGCCGCCGCCGCCGCCGCCGCCGCCGCTGCTGCTGCTGCTGCTGCTGCTGCCGCTGCTGCTTCAGCTTTAGTTTTTTCGGTTATTGTATTTTCTATAAATTGATTGGCATCGTTTCCGGTCTTCTGATTTAATATGGAAAAATCTGGTATACGATACTCTGTTATTTTAATCATTAATTTGTTCACACCATCCTTAAGACCGTTTAACTTTGAAGTTAAGTCATCCAGTTTAAGTTTACCTACATTATATTCATTAATTATTGTGTGAAAAGTAAGCATTAATTCGCCATTCATTTTATTGAGGACTTTTGTTTTTTCAGTTAGTATAGTCTTGTCTATTAATTCTGTAATCTCACTCACCTTTTTTACTACATCTTTTTCCTCTGTGAAACCATATTCGGTTAGTTGTGTTTTTAGTTCAGCCACATTATGCTCCTTAAGTGTTGTTAACGTTATTGTTAAATTTTCAATGAATTCGTCATGAGTTAAATCCTGAGACTTTAGCTCTAGAAGTGTTTTCTGAATCGTCAGGATTAACTCACTGCATTTTAACTCGATTACTTTTGTTTTTTCAGTTAGTATAGTCTTGTCTATTAATTCTGTAATCTTACTCACCTTTTTTCCTACATCTTCTTGCTCTGCTAAACCATATTCGGTTAGTTGTGTTTTTAGTTTAGCCACATTAATCTCCTTAAGTGTTGTTAACGTTGTTAACGTTGTTGTTAACTTTTTAATGAAATCGTCATGAGTTAAATTCTGAGACTTTAGCTCTAGAAGTGTTTTCTGAATCGTCAGGATTAACTCACTGCATTTTAACTCGATTACTTTTGTTTTTAAGTCTTTTACATGTTTGACAAGAAGTGTATCAGTGGATTGCAATTCTCTCTTCTTAATGGCGGTGGTTGCCGCATTCACATACGCACCTGCACGTGTGATATAAGTTTGAACTCTTGTTACAATTTCCGTTTTATTCTTTGTTGGTAATGCCATAAACCGAGATGATGAATCGTCAATATATTTTGTTTGATTTTCATCAATGAATTGTTTAAGTTCTTGCTGTTGTAATTCAAAATTCTCTACCTCATGTGATAATGCTTCGCGTGCTTTTTTTTCTTCTGATTCTTTTTGAAATTTGTCTAATTTTTGACTCATATCAAGAGTAATCGATTTCATTGAATCAGTAAATGAACGGTTCAATTCACTTGCGGCATCAAAAATCTGCTTACGTTCATCCGCACAAGATTCGGACGTCGGTTTCTTTAAAAAAGGGGTTAGCTCTTTTATCTTGTTCGTGATTGCGTCGGTGATTGTAGGCCTATCTTTAATAACGCCACCATCTGTTGAACCAAGCGCCCCCGTGAATACCGGATTATCAAATCCTGCGTCAGATGAGTCCTTCCTGGTTTTCGGGTCTTGGGATTGAACTTTCGGTGGAATGTCAGTCGATATAAGAAATACGCAAAATTTAGTCGTCGTATTACTCGTGCCAGTGCTTTTCAAACTTATCGGTTCAACATCCTTACCGATTATGATATTGTCAAAATAACCATTATCAATTCGTTTTTTGAAATCTTCGAAAGAACGCTTGGATACAACCTCGGTGTTTTTCAATTGAAAATGCGCCCACTTGGACGAACTTGAAATAAAATTGGTTCGTAGGTCAGGTGAATACCAGATAATACGCGGTTTCGCGAAAAGCATATTCATAACTTGAATCGTGTTAAATTCCATCAACCGATTCCACACCAATTTCATTTTTCGATCGTCATCCTTCTTCTTGACGGGGTCGGATTCCCCAGACGCGCTCAATTTGAGCTTCTCTCTTATTTTTTCCGCCATTTTTTTCGTAGTAAAATCGATTTGGGGTGCGGATTTTATTTTAGTGTCCCATTCGGCGGCATATTTCAATGGGTCGACCATACCTTGTAATTTCACGTCATCCGAAATGCCCGTACCCGAATAAATATAACGCGCTCTATCCGGTAAAATCTGTTCTGCTTTAAATCCGCCATAATTCGCAACAAGGTCACACATATCTTTCAGTTTACGTTCTTCCAATGTGGCTTCCAGGCGCAATTCACGCAACTTTGGATTTTTCGTTTCGTCGAGTGTATCCAGCACAGTTTGATTTCCAGATATAAACCGTAACATACTATTTGTTACCGAATACAATACATAAAATAGCAGGTCGATGCCGAATGGTAAATCAATTGTCTCTCTAACATCATTATTACTTTTACTAAGTGTTTGTATTTTCAAATAATCTCTAATAAAATTGGCCATATTCTGATCCGATAGTTTTCTTTTGTATAATTCAATCAATCGGTCGACGTGGAGTATTTCGGTGTTTATTTCGGCCAATAAACGTGGTTCTAATGGTTGTGTCGTATCAATTGACAATTCATCATTAAATAACCTGTCGGTGTTGTCTTCTGTCGTAAACAGTAAATTGTGTATTTCAGCAGGATTCTTTCGCCACAAGTCATTATTAAACGGGTCATTATCTATACTTGCGTCAATCGCATTGTTACTATTTAAAAATAATGAATAGATATACTGACGTAACAAAAATGTGCGGTATCTGTAGTATCGTCGGTCTCTATAAATCTCTCTATTATTCGAAATAAACGTATCGAAAACCAAAAATGTTTTTCTGTATTGTTCGTTTTTTCCCGTTATCTGTGTTTTGAGTTTATTCACGACATTTATAATAGATAAATATGGGATATTCCTGCCAGATAAATTAAGATTATCAAGAATCGACTTTATATCGGTATATGTATTAAACATCTCAGTCTTAAGACCGTCATTATATATATATTCATATCCCATATCTTGCGAACGTTCGCTTACAAATTCTAATGGATCGTTCAAACGTTTTTGAATATCCGCATAGACCACCTGATAGAAATTGTAATATAGGTTCAATGTCGTTGATATACCATTTATAGGGGCGGAACTGGAATATATTCCGTTTAATTTCGCGTGACGGGTCGAAATGTCATTTACCAAACGCATTAATCCGGACGCGTCGGAGAATATCTCATCAAATCCCATTTTCAAGGTTATCAGTTCATCATCCGGTAATTCCTTTTTTTGAATAAAAAATGTACTCGCATTATCATAAAAATTCCATTCCGTGTATTCTTCATGCCATTTATCAATCATAAATTGTATGTCCTTTTTCGCCCGTTCATCCATATCTGCCACGGCGGTTTTCCCGCCATTTTTACCCGCAATCCCGTGTTGATAAAATAGAGCGTTGGGGTTTTCACCATAAGATTCGATGACCATTTTTTTAATGTTTTGGGTTTGAGGGTCGTTTTTTGATGCGAAAAATTGGGTTATTTTATTATGGTCGATTTTATACTTTGTAGGAATGAATACAGTTAACGGATTTAATTTCATGGATTCGTTGCGGTGATAAACCATATCTTCGAAAATGGTGACCTCCGTTTTGGGAAATTCACCATCAATTGGCGTAAAATGCGCCTGGGATGATTTTGATAGAGTGGTTCCATTTTCTCCTTTAATAGGCACTTCTTTTAAGGTTGCTGCGTTGGCCGAATCTTCAATATACCTGTCAAACCCTGAATCTATTTTTGCGGAAATATCGGTTAATGTTATATACGGTTTCTTGTTCTTGGCAGGTGATTCGATCGATGCCGGCGGAGCTTTGGAGGCTCCTCCTGCTGCTACTGCTCCTTCTGCTGCTCCTCCTGCTGCTACTACTGCTTCTCCTCCTGCTGCTACTGCTTCTCCTCCTCCTCCTTCTCCTCCTGCTGCTGCTACTACTGCTTCTCCTTCTCCTCCTGCTGCTGATGTTATTACTCCTCCTCCTCCTCCTCCTCCTGCTGCTGCTGCTGCCGTCGCTGCCGCTGCCGCTGCCGCTGCTGCTGCTGCCGTCGCTGCTGCTGCTGCCGTCGCTGCTGCTGCTGCTGCCGTCGCTGCCGCTGCCGGTCGTACTCCTCCTCCTGATTCCTTCACTGACATTTTGTTTTGTTATATTATATGGTCGTGTGATATAAATAGTATTAGAACCCCTAGCTATATACTATTTATATAATCTTTGATGTATAAGAACGCCTGATATCCCGTCCGGGTTCATTTCTTGCCGACATTTGCAGGCGACGACTCAAATGTGTCATCTTTAAAGAGTTGATGATACTTTACCAACTCTAGATGGTCTGTCTCTTCTTTCTCCTTCTTCGCCTTTTCCAACGTATGAAGCGCGTTGCTTATTTCTAAATCGCTGACATTCTTTTCAGGTCCGTGCTTTTCCTCTGTCATCTTATGTAAATCTCTAAATTTGGAAGGAATCATGCAATACTTGCTATCCGCATTCATAAAATGGTCAGTAACGATGGTAAAGCACGCAGTTATAACAAGCGCGTAATAAATACTGCGCGTTCCCATCCAACTCACAGCAAATACAAGCACCTCCTTACTCATCAGATATTTAATCCATGATTCGGTAGATGAATTCAAGTCCAAATTAATATACCGCGACCCAATATTTAAAATAAGCATAACGAAACCGGCGAAAAATGTGCTGGTATTCAGGTTATGGAAGAAATTATGCATCGTCGTCAGTACCCGCGAATTCATAATATTATTGGCAGGTGATTGAAGTGTGAAAAAGTTTGTTTTCCCGGAAAACAGGTCTGTAAATGATTTAAGCGTGATTGATGGCACGAGTGGCGATGATGCGATAGATCCAGGTGCGCCACCGGTCTGTGCCGCCCCCGCACCCGCACCAGGCTGACGTCGGCGACTTCTATTTTTCTTTATCGATGAGTTCATAGTAATAATACGTTCTGTATATTACTATAACATTAGAGATTCTATTTACGATTTATTGGAAACGCCCCCGAAACGCATTTTTCAATTTACGCATTCCATGCCGTGCGCCTTTTTTGAATTTCTCGCGGATCCTGAATCCCTCTGCGGTTTCTAGTTCCTCAATACCGCTGGGTGCCATTATCGTTTCATTGGACTTCCATTTGCTAAATATCTCTTCAAACATGTTAGAGATGTATTTCCATTTCTTTTGAAATTCGCTTTGGTTTGTGTTCTTGTCCTCGTCTTCGACAGCATCTGAGTTATCGCCTTCTGCGTCGCTGTCTCCGTCTACGTTATAACCACTGGCCTTCCCGCGATACGTATTCGGTCCATCTTTGATATAAGGTCCGTTCGCCTTTTCAGATACGTCTAAATGCGATTTACTGTGTTTATGCGATGTTCCCGCACCAGAAGCACCGACGACTGTATCTGCTGCTCCTGCTGCTCCTGCTGCTCCTGCTGCTGCTCTAGTGACGGGTTTATGATGCTTCACCGGTTCATCGTTAAACTCACTATCCTTATACACCCCGAACGCAGATGTTGCCAACACCACGATCATCATCGCGACTAAAATAAATATAGTCTTGAGTTTCATTCGTATTGGTATACTAGTATTATTAGTATATTACAATATTATTTATCTATACTGCGTTGGTTGGTTTGCTATTCCATTTATCAAAATAATATGTTATACCGTATACATATCGTTTTTCATCGTTATTGTTGTAGGTGTCATCTTCCATTGGGATTTTGAATATATTATTAACGCCCACTATTTTCGACTTGTATTCGCCTTCCTCCGTATTTGGAATAACAACTAGTTCGCCAGTTGGTGGTAATCCGGGTGGTGCCATTTTGTATATACCTATCTTATTAAGACCAACATTCTTCTCAAAAAGAATAACATCATTCGTTCGCTGAATGGTCGCGAGATAACTCAACATGGTCCGCAGTTCTTGAATGACGGGTTCGCCCACACGAACAGTATACATTAAAGCCGCGTCTTCTTTTGTTTGCGCACGCATATTCGCAAATATGCTATTCAGATTTTTACGAATCTCGTATACTTTCGCATACACTTCCAACTGGCGTTGACGTGTGTTCGTATTCATCACGCGGTCATTATTTATAGTTGTAAGTAATTCCGCATACATTTTATCGGTAATGTTATCGGAGTCAGATAATGATTGAATATTCTTTAGTTTGGTTTTATTGTCGCCGCCGGTAATAAGTGATTTATACGTGGTCCCTGTCGTTGGAGTGACGAGTTCTTTATCTAATGAATCTCTTGATGACAATGAAATGCGTTGGCTATAATCCGCATTAGGGTTTGTCTGTGTATTAAATAGTATAGTCTTATCAAACCGACTTAGAATTGCGTTGATATTAATGATTTTGTCATTTACATTATTATATATCGTCGTCTTAGTATCGCGGAAATCCGTATTTGTCAAAGGGTCTATCGATCTTTTCACCGGTTCAAACACGCAGTCCCTGAAATATTTGTATCGGTTGGCAGAACTGTCACGATAATCATTTATGACATAATACGCGTCAAAATCATACAACCCAGCTAACGCGGCAGTTCGAGAACCGCCAATCAGTTCATTACTCCCGAACATGGTTATTCCGCCAATCCCGCTTCCAATCCCGCATTTTTTACTGTTGAAATACTTCTCGGTAAAATCGCGACTGTCTTCTTCGATGAATTTATTGGACCGATGATAGTCTTTACCGGAATCATCCCCCTTAATGATTTTCGGCATTCCGATGGAAAAACCTTCCTTAACTAATGCGACACCGGTAGTGAGTTCGTCCTTGTCAACACGTCGCACCGAGTTCAGCCAATCACCTGCGCCTGCGCCTGCGCCCGCGCCCGCGCCCGCTGCCCCCACGCCGCCACCGCCACCCAGCTGGAGAAATAAATACACTATAACAAACATGGCACCTACGGCAAAATAATAGTATTGTTGATACACAAACAGTGAGAGTAAAATAACAAATACGATAAATTTTAATAAGACTGTCGCCGTCTCCGTATATAACACATTATGATAAAACCAAGACGATAAATATTGTATATAATATTGTATTCGGTTTTCCTGATTATTATTCATATATGAATGACTACTATAATTACCATAGATATATTTCAACACATATACGAATGTGCGTAGGTGTATTGAAATGTGAAGATTACATCAGACGTATAGTCCGGTCTTACTTAGACTTGAGGAGATCATTGATTTCGGCAACGGGCTTGGCCTGACCCTCGGCACCCTCGGTGACATCACAGTTGTCTCCCTCACACTTCTTCTTCTCATCTGCCACTGGCTTCGCACCTGCCGCTGGCTTCGCCGGCGTATCCTCTGGGACATCCATACCCTCGAATCCATGGTAACCGGACATCGTAGCCACGATTGCGACAAACACAACCGCGAGCAAGCCAGCCGCAGTATGCTTCAAAGAAAGAAACACAACCGCCGCAACAAACACCAGTTTGCCTAAAATGTTATTATACAAAAACCCGAGAAGGTTTGGTTTAAGAACCATAATAACCACAAGCACCAATAAAACTCCTAAAGAAAGTTCTTTGCTGATTTTCACCATTTTCGTCGTATATACATAACTAATATATTTTTCATATCTAACTGATAAATATATTATCATAATTCACATTTCGGCCTCGAATTAAAATCTCATTTTTTTATAGGAGAATATGTCATCTTTAGGTTTTTCTGAATATGCGGAAAGTGGAAATCTTAATAACAACAACGGAAACGGAAACGGAAACGGAAACGGAAACGGAAACGGAAACGGAAACGGAAAAATATATAATCGACGAAATGGCAATGGCACCGGCAACGGCAATGGCAATAGAACCCTAAAGATTCCACGTAATCAGAATCAGAGCACAAATGATAGCCCTGAACGAGGATTATTACAATCGGCGAACGGTAACGTAACCAATGAAAATGGAACGAACCAGGGGATGATACAACAAGCAGGCCAGAAAATAAAGCAAATCAAGGATTATATCGAAAATATCCATCGAAAAGGCGGGGAAGATAGCGACCCCGATGAAAACGACGCGGATTCGGTATTACCGGCATATCCTGCGCAAGGGATGGGTGTATATGCTACAAATGTAACGAGTCAGGGTGTTATTCGCGGTCCAGATAACAGCGTATCTAGCAATAATGGCGTGGTTCGAAGGACAACCCAGATGAACTCCCTAAATCCGGCATCGTCCTATTCTTCTACATTATTGGAAGGAATGAACCCAGCGGCCGATTTCGCCGGCGCAAGCATTTCCTCCGACCCACCTGGAACTACCGCAGGAGCATCGGGCAGGTTCTCCGCACCGCCTCACTTCACGACACCTTACGGGGATAGCACACGAAACGTTGACCCCCGCGGCGGCGGCGGCAGCAGCGGTGCGAACACAGCCACTGGCACCTCTGATAGATCGAAAACAAGCACATACGCTTCTCAATATTATGAACAATTCGTGCCGTATGCGGAGACACTCGCAAATCAACTTGCCGCAGGAGGAGGAGGCGCCGCCGGACATAGCGGCACAATATCTGGAACGAATGCGGCACTTATCGAAAAACTGAATTACATCATTCACATGATGGAAGATAAGAAGGACGAAAAGACCGGCCACGTCATTGAAGAGCTGGTATTGTATTGCTTTTTAGGCATATTTATCATTTTCATCGTGGATACATTTACGAACGCGATGCCTGGTAATGCCCGCGTAGGCGGTGGCAGGTTTAGTATGTTTGGTGGCAATCGTCGAATACAACAGACGTATCGGCGGTAATAGATGTTTGTTTATCGTTTTCGACGCACACACGCACGCCGCTATACCATAAACAAATCCTTACACAATACTTCCCGGTGAATGATTGCGTTATATAATACGTAATACCATTTATTCGACCATAGTACTACAGATGTCACGTCTGCTGTGACAGACCGAACGATTTCATCGATAATTATATAGTTATGCGCGATGGTGTCGATAAGGACCGTCCCCGGTCCCGTACATCGCATTTTCAAGCTTTCTATAAAACCGTCCACGAATACTTGTGCGTCACAGTGTTGTTTATTGCGAATGGATGATAAAAGGCGCGGTATTTCGGTGGATGGGTTATATACGTCGGCGGTGTCGGCGGCGGCGGTGGCGGCGGTGGCGGCGGTGGCGCCCAGGGTTCGAGAGATTCCAACCCGTCTCCCCGAGAGATCGTATTTCGCCGGTATAACCGGCGGTAGATATTTGACGACAGCTGTAGATGTTTGAGATATATAATTATGTAATCTCTCGATACGATTCCCCCGAGTCTTCTTTTTATGGACCGTATTCCGACGCTTCTTGGACGCATCTTCGAGAGATTCGGGGCTTGCCTGGACCCATGACGGGCCATAAACATATACAGATATAACCCGTGTTTTATTTAGAAGTAACATATAGACCTGATATATTCCTGATTGAATGAGATGCTGTAGATGCGTTATCTCATTTAAAATAGAACACCGGAAATCTCTCGAACATTCATTTATAAACGCATAAAAAAGGGCGAAGTTGACGGATGAAACCTTTATGATGCTGGTATGGCCGGCGGTGCGACCGACGGCCGCCCGCCCGCGGACGGGCGAGAGCAATCTCTCGAGAGATAGAGCATATGTATATACTGTGGTAAATGGAATAACAAACCATGGCACGTGGGTATATCTATATAATGTTTGTTCCCCCGCAATCTCTCGAGACTTCTGAATATATTCGGTTGTTTCAAGAAGTTCGAGACCCTGGCGGTCACTTATATCGTAACGAGACCAGGCGAGATGTTCGCATACATATATAGAGGTCGATAATGGCGCCGCACTCGACGCTTTTTGGATGGTGAGGTCCCTTTCTATTTTAATACGAGGGGTAAGAATACATACACCGTGTATGTCACCAGCCACACCACGCCCAGCAGGCAACCGCGATCGATACACGCCGACAAACGCGGCCAGACCGTGTGTTTCATTCGAGAGAATACATGCCAATCTCTCGTGATGCGTGTATGGAATTGTCGCCGCCGCCGCCGCCGCCGACGATGTCGAACCATTATTCACGACGACCTTATCATTCTTGTTCAATAGTTCTGCTATCCCCTGAATAATATCATATGGCGGTCTTTGAGAGAACGCCGACGCAGTAGAATAAACCTTGATATTCTCATAATTTACATTTGTAATAAACGGATACACCACATCACACGTCCCATTCCCGTGACCGTCACCGACACCACCGAACAGATTCATTGTGCTTGTAAATGTATTGGGGCGCCGCGCCGCCCAGAAACGCCACACAGAAAACCGGAATGTTAGTGGCTGGTGATACCAATAATAGTAATTGAATTTTAATACGGCGATAGTGATGAGATATAGCGCGCATAGTATACATAATACGTAATGGAAGAAGAACGGTGGCGGCGTGGGCAACATCGGGAACGACGCTCCGAGAGATTCCAATATTGTCATTGTCATTGTAATTGTAATTGTAATACAATACAATACACATCAACTTATGTATTGTATAGATTGATTCGCGAGAGGTTATTACGCAACCTTCTTGAGAATGAATAAATATTGATGCTCGTTAAGAACGTGAACCAGGTCCACCTGTCCTGTGACAGTGAACCCGACCTCTTTCGCAGTATCTAAAATCTCTCGGTTTGTCGGCATATAATAGGTATGGACGTTCTCACGCACTTTACCCGTCTTATCATCGGTGAACTTTTCGGTGAATGTACCTACGTTCTTTTTGCCACCGGTGGCGGCGGTGCCTTTCGTAGGTGGTGGTGCCTTGAAATCCGATTTGTATTGAAAACTGCGGAACTTCACGAGAGAATTGGTGATACGGTCCTTTGTATACGTTTGCGGACTTACCAAAAACAGGGGCTTCCCACCAGGCACAATGGGGTCGAAATGGTTGCGGTCAACCAAGTGAACGATTAAATACCCCTCTGGGCGCAACCACTGATGGCAATTCTTGAAAAATGCGCGCTTATCTTTCACGTAATAAATCGTAAAATAGAAACAGGTCAGCACATTATACTCGTCTTCGCTAAATAACATTGGGTTCATAAAGTCGCCTTCTATGAACTTGGCCTTGGGGTATAAATCTCTCGCGCTTTGAAGCATCGCCGGCGATTTATCGCATCCGATTACATTGACGCCTTTGAGTTGTAACTGATCTACGTGGTGCCCTAGACCGCACCCCAAATCACAAACCTTGAACTTTTTATCCGCTTTTTTCGCACCGGTGATATGAATAATTTCATCCACTTCCGCCTCTATTTTATTCGGCTGTATAAATAGCTCGTCATAGATATCCGCATAAAAACTGTCGTAGATTGTATCATTTTCGTATATTTTGTATTTGCTTTGCTGTTCGAATCCTTCTGCGTGATACGACAAGTCGCGCTTAATAAAACAAAGTATCATCATTAGAATAAACAAGAATACCAATATCTCCCATTTTGTAATTGATTTTATATACGCCGAGAACGATTTATATAATGACGACGCCATTCCGGAACGATATGAGACTACTAATATGTCGTTATAAAAATAAACAGGCCAAAAAGCGTCGCGCCGCCACCGCCACCGCCGCCGCCGCGTTCGTTAAACCCCCACATAAATAACCGATGTTCTATTATAAGAAACGGCGCATATACACAGGCATGTCCGACCCAAATGAAATCAATGATATTCGCGCGGAAAATGAGTTTCGCGGCGTCACATTTTCCGCATATAAAAAATCCGATGTCCGTAAAGAATTATTGAATAGTCTATCCAGTTCTAAAGTAGAACCGGCGTGTTATTGGAGCGCGGAATTGGTATGCTCCGGACACTACCTCGAACTCTGGGATATTATTATTACCTTTATCAGTAAATACATCCATTTAGCAAACCCCAAACTACCGCTTTATATTGAAATGCGGTTCGAAAGTTTCAAGTCGATTCTCTCGAACGGGTTCATCGGGAACGAGCTGCGCCTGCGAAACCACCCGAAGATGCGCGCCCTTTTCGCGGAAATCGTGTGTGTATTATGTAATTCCAAGCGCCAGCATAAATACGACAGCATTAAAATCAAGAAGAAGGAGGAATATGATATCACGACAATGTCGCACAAATTGAAAGCCCCGCGCGTGGATTACGCACAAGAGTATTTCAGGTCACGTGACCCCAAGGAGATTTTCATCGCGGTCAACGAGTTCGCATACCACATCTCCAACGAATCTAAAAATACACTCCAAGCGTGTTATTGGGTGGAATGGATAACGGAATTTGAATCCATATGTAAAGCCAAGAAAGAGACATGCCTGTGCGAACGACGGTCGCATATCCCCGTCGACGATAAACTCCAATTTGACCCCATCTGGATGATTTGGGATATTATCGTAGCGCGGAGTGAAAGCGCGGACGACGACCATACCATCCTGACCCAGAAAATAATCAAAAGCCTTTTACGGTTATATTGTGTGCGATTTACGCCGGGGGTTCGCAAGAAGCGGCGATACCTGATTTATTTCGCGATTTCGCTTCTTACGACGGAATATGATGGTAAGATAGAGATGATAAACGACCGGTTGGTGATAGAAACGGCGGTGGCGAATATAAACGGAATATACAAACAGATTAAACAGCACGAGATTAGCCCGGATACGGATTATCTGTTTTCGTCTGCGGGATATAGTGGCGGCGCGAGCGACAAGAACGGCGACCTGGAGCGCACGATTAAGCGTCTTGAAGCGCTGAATTCAATGAATACGGTGATTCGGAAAACATCAGACGGCGGCGGCAATGCGCAGTAGCAATGCGCAGTAGCAATAATTTATTATAGCATCTGTATTTATAGATAAATAGATACAGATATATACCGAGATGTCTCTTCCGGAATTTAAATTCACAAACCTCACGAAACCTACAAATGACACGACGGTGAATAGCGGATTATCCGCCAAGGCCAAAATGGTGAAATCCGGTATTATTCCGGATATGGTTGAAAAAGTTCAAGATACTGCGTCATCGTTAAAAACTCGGGTGTCTGATTTGTCGTCATCTGCGTGGTCAGGTATTAGCAGCGCAGGAAGCGGGGTATTCGATAATAGTGAGAGCGATGATGGTTCTTCTTTTTTTTCGTTTACATTTATTATTAAGGCCATCCTAATCACAGTGATTCTGTGGTTTATGTGGGCTAATTTAGCAAATAATGGTGATTTTCATTTAGGAATGGGGGGTATCGGTGATAAAATAACCGCATTTTTTCATAAAATGGAAGAGAATGGTCGTGAACTTATCGCGAAGATACGTGGGACGCCTACGCCAGCACATTCCGCCGCCGCCGCCGCCGATTCATCCGACTCGGACTCGGATGAAGGTGAAGACGCACATAAACGTCATCCCTCCACCGCCACCGCAGGGCCTCATAAAGCGCCTATCCCTCCCTCGATGAATAATAGCTCGGATAAGAAACCCGGTTTTAATAATGACGACCCGAAATTTACATTCTTAGATAAAGCGAACCGAGAGTATTCAGGACCGTCGCCAAGCGCAGATGATAGCACAAGCGCCACTCAAAAACACCAAAGCGGGAAAGCAGGTTACTGCTATATTGGCGAAGACCGTGGATTTAGAAGCTGCGCTAGGGTGGAAGCGGGAGATAAATGTATGTCGGGACAGGTGTATTCGCGCCAAGAAATGTGTATTGACCCGACATTGCGCGAATAATACAGGCATCCTGCCTGATATGTATTCGCGCCAAGAAATGTGTATTGACCCAACATTGCGCGATTGACGCTTCGCTCAATTTCCAGCGGACGCTGGGCGAATAATACAGGCATCCTGCCTGATATGTATTCGCGCCAAGAAATGTGTATTGACCCGACATTGCGCGATTGACGCTGGAAGGAGGACGCTACGCCGTAACATACCGAATTTCTGGAGTATATACGAATATTTCGCTTGTTGATTCTACGCCACTAGAATATGTGATTGTTAGTGTTAAATTATAGGTATTACCTACAATAATCAATTCATTCCCCCCGTACGTCGTCGGGATATTAATAGTATGTTCGCCTGTTCCGTTTATAGGTTGACCATATACATCTGTTAATCTATCTGTTAATGACGGATAGTTCGAATTCAGACCATTCACCCGGATATTTGTGATTACAATGCCATCCGCAATACTGTTATTAATCGTAAATATGAGCTGCGCGTATTCCAAACCAAATTGATTGTAACGTCCGACAACATCCGATATAGACGGTTTCGCAGAAGTCGGCAAAATAATCACATTGGACACCGCGCTTGATTCGCTTGTTAAATATCCGTTATATGCGGCAACGATAACAGAATAAGACCCATCCACGATATAACCTGTCCCAGTTCCCGACGTAAATCTAGTTATATTTGCTGTAAATGTGCTAGCTGTATTTGTAGAAGCAATATTATATGGAAATGATTGTGATGTTCCCGATGGTCCAAGATTTGTAACTGTAATATTATAAAATTTAATCAAATTCCCCCCATTATCCGGTTTTCCCCAATTTACACTAATATAATTTCGCGACAGGTCTGTCATCGTTGGCGGCAATAATCCGTATTTCGAACTTGCGACCACATTCAAAGGTACCCTCGGTTTCATCAATGTCCGCGCGGTCAATATCGTGGATTCAGGTCCAACGCCCACCGAATTTACCGGTTCTATCTTCAAATTGTATTTTTTCTCATTTTCAACATTTCGCAATATGTATCGTTTTACACCGGCACTCGACGCGATGGATATCACATTGCTTATATCGATGTTGATTTTATTCCATGTAGTAACGGTGGTCTCGCGATAATACAAATTATACGACGTAATTGGCGGTCCATTATACCCACCCGGCACAGACGTTCCCAAATTCGACGGGTTCGTCCATTTCACGTCAATCATCAGATTTTTACGCTCATCGGCGTCACTGAACGAAAATTCGGTGATAAGGCTTGGAACAGACGACGTCTTAAACGTGAGTGTCGCAGGCACACTACTCAAGCCGCGCTCATTGCCGGAAAACACCGATAAATAATACACGGTATTTGTGAGGATTTCAATCGACCCCGGTTTTCGCTCAAACACAACGGTGTTCCCATTCAATTCACCCGATACCGCGTTATAACTCGCATCCGCACCGGTCCGCACGCCATTCGGTAAAATACTCGTATAAGGCGCCCACGTTTTATTATCGACGGAATAGGTTATAACGTATCCGGTAATCGGAAACCCTCCGTTGGAATCAGGCGCATCCCAACGAAGAGTAATACGATTAAGAACATTGTCAAATGCCGTCACCGCAAAATTGGTCGGCGCGGTAAGCGCGGTTGTCGGGATATTGGATGTCAGTTGTAGCCCCGCCTTATATTCGTATGTCTTCTTATAATTATACAAATTCACAGAGGGGTCGTAGCACAATACGCGCTCTTTCCCAGGCACACCGCACGCCGACGTTAGACCACATTGTAATCGCGCGCGCGTTTCAGGGGTAGATGGACACACGAGTGTCAAAGGCCCGGCCCCCTGGCTCAAATACTTATTTTCATTCCCGATTTGGCGCATTAATTCGCCGCGTGATGCCTTCGCGTATTTCTGGCTTTTCGTAAGCCCGCCGACATTTTTATTGTATTTGAGGATTTCGGTTTTGCGGCGCATATCATAGACGTCGTCGACCTGGATGGGTGTCAGTTTTGCGCCGGTTACGTTGTCATATAAATCGGAGTTGCGGCAATTCGGCGTGAACCGCGTCCAAAACTGGCGGTTATACGGATTGGTATAAAACACATTGGTGTTACAATTAATAATGGCGGCAGTTATTTTGAATACATTCACATTGAAATTCGCGGTTTTTCTGTTGAAATTGGTGCTTTCTAACTGCGTTACGGTGATTGTAGCCACGCCTTCTAAATAAACACGCGCGGTAAAAACCCCGGTGGTGGCGGAATATACGATTTTGACGATATTTTCATTCGACGACGATATGACGAAATTCGAACTTGCGTCAGTATTATTGGATACAGGTGGTACGATTACAAACGAACCTTCGGTCGTCATTTTATTTAAATCGGGTAAGGTATAAATTGTTGACACTAAACCCGTATTGACCGCAGGGGTCTGACCTACAAATGTCGGCGTGGATTTCAGGATTTTTAATTTGATTGTTATTCCGCCGTAATAGGCAGGTTCACCGATACTTTGAATGGAACGGTCATAGACCGGCGTAGCCGCCTGATAAAATTTTATCGCGAGAGAATCGTATAGATTGTTCGCGTTATATGTCACTTTCCGAATTAATATTCGGGTTCCATTTATTAGAACATTATCATTGCTTATATCGAATAATGAACCACGCTGCGTAATATAAAAAACTGTATTTGTATAATCTGTTGTTCCGTCGGCCACATTTTTTCGGGTGGTCGTTGCGAATTCCGCGAAACTTAAATCATAATATCCGTCTAGGTATTCGAGTGTAATGACACCGTTTAAAAAGTCCTGGTTTGAAGCCGACCTGGGTGTTTTATTACGCGAATCACTTATATTATAACCGCCAGCGATCATGTCAAACGATTTAATCGTAAGAGTTGTAACGTCTCTAGTCAATCTGATTGGTAGGTTGATTTTTTTTTCGAGATAGACGCCGGAAGCTCCTTGGCTTATTTCCATCGGTATCGTTACCGTCGATATCAACGGATTAAATCCACCGAACGAATCCTGCGTTCCGTTGATAATTAACGCGTGGCGATACGGTAATATCACATTTGACGCGTCGGGGAGTCTATATAATCCGGTAGAAGGACCTGTCTGTGGAATGACATAATAATCCTTCTCCAATGTAATAATCGACAATGAATAATTGTTTGTTGGAAATGAATATATAATCGGAGTATCCGAATTCATATTGGTTGATGTAATTCGAATTAACGGGACTACCCCAATCATCGTAGAACGGAGATTCGTTATTGCGGAAGAAACATCTGTCGCACGACTACCGTCGCCAAACGTATATGTTCCAGTTTGTAATGTATATGTGGTAGGATACCCGAGTGAATAAACATTATACCTGATACCGGGTTCATATTCAAAATATACTACGTCGTTTGGCGAGTCTTGTGCTAAAGGCGGAGACCAAGACGGCACGCTCATTACGTATACTACTACTACGTATACTACTACTACGTATACTACTACTACGTATACTACTACTACGTATACTACTACTACGTATACTACTACGTATAATACTATATATTACGTAGGAATTTTGTATTTTATTTTTACACGATGGTTCTAGTCTCGTGTAAAAATGACTGCTGCGACTGCGCCGTTGCCTCCGTTGCCTCCGTTGCCTCCGTTGCCTCCGTCGGCGCTGTCGTGACCTCCGTCGGCTATCGCATATACCAGATGTTTGACAAATATGTGCCAACTGATTTCGTAGCGGTTGTATCTCCGCCGCCATTTGTAATCATTTTCAGGTTGGGGCCTCCATCTACGACGCTCATAATCTTATTTGATCCGATGGAGTAATTGAAATACTGGATGGTCGAAATATATCCGCTAAACCGGTTGGCTGACTTATCTTCACCGATATTTATATTTCCATAATTCTGGAGAGGAATACCTGCGGTCTTGCGACGTTGAGCTAAACGACCATTGATATACAAATCAATGACGTTATTTGTAACACGTATAATCACATTCACCCACTTCTTCATAGGGATATCTGTCGCGATAAGTTGCTCGTGCAAATCGGCCTTTGTATAACCACTATCGCCTTTTTTACCGTTCACGTCAACCACCGCCATTAATGTAATATTTTCACCCTTGTCTTTCCTGTCGGGGTTTATATCGGCGGTTCTTGTGGTTCTCTTAAGGTATAATCCCGGTGCGTTATTGGGGAAATAGATACCGGAACCCGAATCTTTCGTTCCTTCTCCGCCTTTACTAAATATTCTGGAATATTTATCCTCGGTTTGAGGCGCCTGATTCACTAAAATCCATGTAGACCATGTATATTCCAAACCACCACTCTCATTCATAGAACGAGAAATAAACACCGAATTGGGTAAAGACGGATCCTGTGATATAGTCATTGCCATATCATCAGTATTGGCCGTTCCGTTTAATACGAAAGGCGACATGGATGGAAGCATAAAATAGGACAATAAGATAATCGTCAGTTTGAGTAATACCGAAAAGGCAATAAACACCATCAATATAAAAGCGAATTTGGCTACATAACTGTTTGATTCCATAAAATCCTTTAAGCCGAATCCACCGACGATTCCAGAACCAGAAGACAATCCGGCCTGACTTGGACTTGAAAAACTGGATGTGATTCCGCTTAAAATACCGCCGCCGCCGCCGCCACTGTCGCCACCGCCACCGTCACTACTCATGTGTTCTCTTATATGAAATGAAGATCAAATGAAGATCAAATGAAGATCAAATGAATAATTATGAATAATTTATACTATATATTAGGAAGCAAAAAAAACAATATAGAATAAATTATATTTAGTAGTGAATAATCATCATTGATAAGTAGATTATGTGCTAACACTGGTCTGTTCCTGATTATCAACAATGAAACTCAATTTGATTTTGTATTTATTGAGTAAGTCGCTCCAGGGGCTTCCACCGAAACCTTGTGAGTAAATATCCCAGGCTTCTTGGGGTGCGATGGGGGACGCCTTCAGTTTCACATTTGTAATAAACCCGACATCTTTATTATTAACAGTCGCCGGATCCTCACCCAACACGATGCTCTGTGTTTTCATAAGGTCCGAACCGGTATTCACGACACACGACTTCACTAATTTACCGTCTACATAAACATCCATCGCGGAACCATTAAAACTGATGATGAGACTGACCCATTTCTGAAGAGGAAATTCGGAAATCTCGCAATCAGTGGCGTTGGCCATTTTGGGTTTAATTACAACCGTATTGGTGTCATTCTTCAAATAAACCTTAAATATTTCACTTCCGGAAGATGCGCTTGCAGTGTTATAAAACTTAACAATATTCGCCGCGTTAGCCCATTCTTTAATATAAAACCAAAGTGAAATGGAACTATTCGCCTTAAAACTATTCGGTAAATTTCCACCGGTTAAGGTTGTTTTATTCGTCCACTTTTGCATAGTTCCTAAAGTAGTATAACTTGTTGTCAATGCCTTAAAAATGACATATAACAACAATAAAATAACAATAACCGCCAACACAAGTTTTGAATTCATGGTATATAACATACGTAGATATAATATTCAATCATCGCAGGTGATTACGCTTGCCCCCAGCCCGGGGCGATTATTGCGAATATACATTTGTAGACCCAGTCGATTTCACTTCATCCGCAATGGTCTTCATCCCAACCATCGGCGGGTCTTGCGAGTTGAGCATATTATAGGTCCATCTGATTTGTTCTAATGTCATCGGTTCCTTGTGGAAGCTCACATTACAAATATTACCACTTAATCCTTGTCCTTTGGCGGAGGATCCGTCACCATCGCCACTCGTAATCGGCTGCATCGTAATATCTGGAACAATGAAATCACTCTTCGCAACAAGCGTATTATTCAAAAACACGTCCATCGATTTACCGTCATAATTAATAACAAAATAATTCCATTTCTGAATAAGTATTTGTATGTCGGTGGTATGTGAATCATTTAAAATGTCAAACTTGTTTCTTTCAATCGCCGATAGATTTTTTGTATTGTGTGAATTGAACCGCGAGTTATATATCACGGTTTCGTTCGCATCGGGTATACCTGTCGCCAAACTTACTGTTTTACAGGATACTTTGAAGTCGGTAGTGCTGAGGTTATACGTCAATCTCGGGACACCGCCGAAATTAAATATTTCTAAATCCTTGTCAAACGCGTTTACATTATTATTTATCCAGAACCAGCCTGAAACCGAATAATTGTACCGCTTCTTCTCTTCCGGCGCGCAATTGGCTGCTTTATCAGAGTCGCTGCGGTTGAGAGCAGTGTTGTGAAATATAAAGATTTGTGGGCTCTGGGTTGTTAATCCGGTGTCATTTTTCGGGCGGAGGGGGACAGGTGCCGCGATGATTTGCGAATTTGAAGCACCTATATAGTTCAGTAAAAACGGACCACCGAATAAGATTGCGGCGAGGAGAATCTCAATCGCTAAAATAATCCAGATAGGGCGGGTTGTATCACCGACCGCACCTTGAGATGTCGCGAGAAGACCGAGGAAGAGACACGGAATATAAATAATACACAACCAAATTAGGCGGAGGAATTTCATACCGAGTATCGATTTCGTGATATGGAAGAGGAACATAAAAATGACCAGGACGACCATGACGGAGTGCTGTTTATAATACGCGAGCACACAGAGGACAATAAAGAATACTGAATTTATGATGAAACGAATATTTGTGAGGAGGTTCGAAAATGGCGCCATTTTAGGTTCGGCGTTGGATGCGGCGCCTGATTCTGTCGGTTTCTTATTATCAATAAACTCCAGGAAATAATGGAAAAACAGGATTGCGATACCTAATGCGGTCATACCTGCAACGGACATCCTGTTTTTATCATCTCTATCGGTATCATAGACCCAAACGATAATCATTAACACGATGTAAAGGATGTGTGTCATACTGAATGTGAGCTGGCGCATTGGTTTCGCCGAATCTTCCGGCTTGTAATCATCAAACAGATAGTCTTCCGGGGTTTTGTTATTGGCCGTTGTGAATTTATCTCGGATGTATGCGACCATACCCGCCACAGCAACAATCGCCATGATGACGTATATTACCTGGGCGGTCGGCGAGTTCAATTGTGCGGCGATGCCACCGGAGGCTGCATCCTGTTCGGCGCTACGATTATTCGCACCGACCTTATACACCATGTAAATTGTCGCAAGTATCATAATTACAAACGAAATCGTGAGTAAAACGACCTTGATGAGCTTACCGATGGCGCTGACTTTGGCCTCACTGCTGCCAGATGTGGCTGGTGCTACGGCGGCGCTGGCGGCGGCGGCGGTGGCGGTGGATGACACTTCTGACGGTTTTATCGTCGTGATGCCAAATAATGTAAGGTCTGTTTTTGCCGCATCCCACTTTGTAAAGAAAAATTTATCGCGTTCTTCTAACCATTTTGTCTTCGCATCCAAACTGAATAACGCCGGAATCGCGAAGAGTAACAATTTAAACACGGTCAAAATCAAGAATGGAATAAGGTAAATCGTCGTAAATAATAATCGGATCATCCGAACGACGATGTTATCCTCTTTAAAAGCCAGGTTGACATTGTGTGATGAAGTAATAAAATATGAACCAGGTAACGAACACATCGCAATGAGTCCAATAAGTATAGCCACTATCCATTTTACATTGGCCGGAACAAGGTCAAACTTAAAAAGAGTCGACATACCGACTATAAGTATTGCGGCGCCAATCGAACATGCGACCACCATAGACAGCACCGAACGACTATTGGCGGTGGCGGCGGCGGCGGCGGTGTCGCTTGGTCCGTCATACTGCCAAACCTGTATGGATTCCGTAAATTTCAGTATCGTATCCAGACCGCCAGAATTCATTTCCTTTACCATCGGGACCAATAATATTCCGCATAATAAAAGACCGACAATCAATATGATAAAGAATGTGTCTATTAATTCTTTTACTTTGGGAAACATATCACCGGAAAAAGTATTCGCAATCCATACATTAGTTGTTTCAGAAGTCGTAACATTTGTGAAAATAATACTTACCCACAACACAAGTAATATAACTGAGCAGAATGGAATCCACAGAGCACCTTTGGCGAGACGAACAAACGTCGAACTAAATGGGTTAGCGTTTTCCGCGTTTTTGTCTAGAAGTGTATCCCAGTCCGTTGACAACATTGTATCCTTTTGTATTTTGTCGTTGATCTCAACGTCCACCTTGTCCACCTTGACATATCCAATATCATCATCGGCCGGGCAATCATTTATCAGAAGAAACCATCGTTTTAAATCGTATCCCTTTGGAATGCTTAAACACGTCGCAATAAATAACCGAGTGTTGCGAAAGATGACAATAAACGCAATAATAACAATAGACAGAGATATAAATAAATTATTCACGACTGCGGCGGTCTCTCTATTGTTATTTTGCATACCACTCATACGCTTATTCATCTCCGTTGTTATGGCTGCGTCGGTTATCTCTTCACCACTCGTCGTTTTCTTATTCAGTTCTTTTGTTACTTCTGCTTTTAATTGGTTGTAATAACTATTATCGTTCGCCTTATCTTTGGCTGCAATATCGCCGCTACTTGGTGTCGTTTTTTTATTGTAATCGATGAAACACCAAATAAACAACCCTAGCAATCCTGCCGCAATTATAAAACCAATAACGCTGTATGTTTTAAATATTTCTAATCTACCTGCTGCTAATATCAGGAATACCGTAGAGAGAATCGTCCAGATACCGCCGTGCGCCGCAAATACTTTATTGTCGAATGAACCAACTGCTGCAGTATCATCGTTATTAAACCCGGGCCATCGCTGACTTTTGGCAATCCATAATATTCCGCATAAAAATAACACACCCACAATCGCGTAAAGCACGAACAGTTTTACATTACGACTTACTCCCCCTGCCGACTGTTCCGCGCTTATGCCATCATTGCCAGTCGGGTCATGAAGATATTTATTATTCAACATGAAAAACAGAACAAGTCCAAACCCAATGATTTGTAATATTAATCCGATACTCAACATTGTTGTCGCACCTGCGTTTGTTAGATTTGTGGTGTAGTCACTCGTCGATTGGCCTTTCGCAACGAATTCTCTCAACTCATTTTCGACCTGAATACTGCGCGCAATCATATATATACCAGCTACAGCGGCGAAGAACGAAGCGATTCCGGGAATCTTAAACGACGCAAGCTGATCGTCGGATCTGAATGTCTTCCATAATGAATATATGATACCGAGAATACCAAGTCCGATAAACAGTCCACCCCCGATTTTAAGTCCAAGTGAAGGGTCGTAGTTAGTGACCCTCGCCACACCGATACTACCGAAACCAAGACCGATACCAAGTGCGATACATACACCGAAGGTGACACTAATACCAATATTTGTCGTAGTAGACGGGAGTTGAACAGAATCATTTGGCGATATTATATATTTGGTATTGTCGTTATTCAACCAAGATAAATACGTTTTCGGTTCGCCACAGTATACCCACAACACGAATATAAATACACCGATTAATGTAATAAATCCGGCCATTTGGTCAGCAATGATATCCCATGTAAAAAGCCCGATAAACACGATTACAAATAACACGATAACCGGTAAAAAAGTTAATATTTTTTTTATATGAAATTGATCATCTATTAGCGCAGTATCCATATCAATTATAATAATATAATTACAACACCCAGTTATAATTATAAGATATAATAATGCTTCGCCGTCTACCGCCGCCGTCCCGCACGCCTACGCGCGGGCGTTTATAAGAACGACATTGCGGTCTTTTTCCCGTGACAGTCGCGACATAATGCTACTAAATTATCGACGTGGTTGGAACCGCCATGTTCTAAAGCAATAACGTGGTCGACTTCAAACCAAGCAGGTAACTGACGCTGACAATCACCACATTTCCATCCTTGATGTGCTGCGACGTATTTCTTCTTTGTTTCACTTACACTGCGTTTGCTAGAGCCTTTGCCTGAATTGATAACACGGCGCTCGGCGGCGCTGACGGTACCGCCCCCCATCGCGCCCGACGTCCCACCGCCCATCGCACCAGCCATAGTCCCGCCCCCCATTGCGCCGCCCATTGCGCCGCCCATCGCACCAGCCATAGTCCCGCCCATCATACCACCCATCACACCACCCATAGCAACCCCGTCGTTGGGGGGCGAAACCCCCCTGGTAAAATCAAAGAACGGGGTTATCATATCCGCGGTTCCTTTACTCACTGGCATATATTTGATGATATCATTTGCGTGAAATAACAACTGCCTAGAGTTTTCAGGATTACGTCGTAAAAAGAGGAACAAACATAGACCGGCGAAACCGAATCCTGCCATTTTAAGAAGCTTCTGATTGGACTGAAACATTTTTATAAGGCGCCCGTCATAGTAGATATTTGCGATTACGACAGCAGTGATTATAAATACAATATACTCTACTCTTATCATTTGTGGTTATATTATAATGGTAAAATAACGGCTGGCATTCTGATACCTATCTAAGCCTCGTTATTTATTATGATAATAATACGCAGCATACCCCAGTCCCACCATCACCAAAATATACACAAGCTTTTCTCGGTATTTTAATTCCTCTAATATCTGAATGGGTTTCGGTATGTAGTGTAAATAATATCTCTCGAGCGCCTCATGTAAAGGCATTTCATCCTTCATCAAGAGAACATTAAACCTGTTATGAATGAAATGGACCCATTTAATAAACGATGTCCGACTATCTAAATAGGGCGTGACAGGGTATTTATCCAACATACGACTAAACTCCGATGACATCTCGGGGTCAGGAATAAACATCGCGAAATTCTGGATAAAATCGTAATACTTTTTACGCGTTACATCATTAACGTGGTCAGGATAATTCACAGCGACAGACATTAAAAAGAACCAGTAATGTGGCCCCCACACGGCGGAGTCTAGTTTCAACATTATGCGTATGCGTGTATGCGAACAAATACGCCTTACTATGAAATAACATAAAAACAATATCATAAATACGGTAAATGAGTATGACAGAATACGTCGCGGTCGCGGTCGCCGTCGCGGCCCCGGTACCGGATGAACCTAAAAAAATACATAACCCTAAATCCGTATTATCGTATATCGAAATGAACCAATTGAAACTGGCATCACATAAGTCGGTCACGGGCACGGGCACAGGCGGCACTGCGGTCGCTCCGACTCCCGCATCCGAGAACAAATATTTCTGTAATAATTGTAATCGGAATAATCATGTATATAACAATTGCCGTGCGCCCATCACAAGTATCGGCGTTATCGCATTCCGGTGCGGCGATTCCGGCCCTGAATATTTGATGATACGGCGTCGCGATTCATTCGGGTTCGTTGATTTTGTACGAGGCAAATATTCGCTACATGATGAAGCATATATCCAGCGCATTATCGACGAAATGACCGTCCATGAAAAGGCGAACCTGATGCGGCTTACCTTCGACCAGTTATGGAAATTGTTATGGGGCGATTATACGCGCGGAAGCCAATACAAGAACGAGGAAATGGTGTCATTTGAAAAGTATCGACAAGTACTCGGAGGCATACGCACAAAAGACGGGCGTGTGAAAAACCTCCAGCAATTCATCGATGATTCGAAGACACGTTGGAATGAAACGGAATGGGGGTTTCCGAAAGGCCGGCGGAATTATAATGAAAAGGATATTTCGTGTGCGCTGCGTGAATGCCTGGAAGAAACGGGGTATGATATTACGTCCGACAACGTAATCCAGAATATCGCGCCATATGAAGAGATATTTATGGGGTCAGATATGAAATGCTATAAGCAGAAATATTTCCTGGCGATGGTGGATTTAGAAAAGAAGCCGAAAACCGCGCATGATATTATGGAAGTCGGGCTGATGAAATGGGCGCCTTTCGACGAATGTATACAGATGATACGACCTTACAATTTAGAAAAGATTGGGATTATTCGCAAAATCAATAACATTCTAAGTAAATATCGTATTTACTGAATATCGTATTTACTGAATATCGTATCGGTCCTTTTATTTCGTATAGTTATATAAAGGGGAAGTAAGCAAATAATAATAGAAGAATAGAATAGTAGTATGAATGCTGAAAATGAAAATATACCGATGGAATTGGTGATGGCGGAAGCCGGTGGTGGCGGCGCAGCGATGCCTGTGCCTTTGCCTGTGCCCGTCGACGTGCCAGCACCAGCGGCGCAGAAACGAATATTAAAATTGAAGACCACGAAGGCCGCCGCCGCCACCGCCGCACCCGCACCCCCCGAATCAAACGCATCCGAAATAGCCCGCTTAACAAATGAACTGGACCAGAATGTGCGATTATTAAAACCCGACGACCTGAATAATCCTTTCAGCAAGGACTTCAATAAATTATTGCTGAAAAAAGAGTTGCTTGAGCGCGCGTATACACTTCATGATATTGGGGTATTGCCTGGGTCTGAAGACGAAGCCGGTGGCGACGGTGGCGACGGCCTCTACCCCACCCTAAATGACCCCAATTTCAATACCAAAATCGCCCTTCGTAAAGAATTCTTCGATACCAAGATGGATGTAGATAATGCGGTGAGTGTGGAAGAACAGGCGGAAATCTTATGTAATGCGCCATTTGAACTCGCGCCAAACCAGCAATTCGTCCGTAATTTTCTCTCGGTAGAGACACCGTATAACAGCTTGTTATTATACCACGGATTAGGCACGGGGAAGACGTGCTCGGCGATTAGCGTCGCGGAAGAAATGCGGGATTATATGAAACAGATGGGAATATCCCAGCGTATTATTGTGATTGCGTCGCCGAATGTCCAGGAGAATTTCCGGCTTCAGCTCTTTGATGAACGCGAGTTGCGAGAGATTGAGCCGGGGGTATGGAATATACGCGCATGTACCGGGAATAAGTTCATCAAGGAAGTCAACCCGATGTCAATGAAGGGGCTCACCCGCGATAAAATCGTCAAACAAATCCGGCGCTTGATTTCGTCGCATTATTTATTTTTCGGGTATAACGAATTCGCGAATTATGTGCGCAATAATGCGGCGAGTATAGGAATATCAAAAGATAATGTCGCGATACAGGAGAAACGCAAAAAGAGGGGCGCGGCGGCGGCGGCGGGCGCCGCAGAGGGAGCGAAAAAGGGCCGTAAAACCGCGGCGGATGTCGCGAAGGCAGCAGAGGCGGAAATGATGGCAATCGAGACACTTTCCGTCTCTAAATTACGGAAATTATTCGCGAATACATTGATTATTATCGATGAGGTTCATAATATACGTATTACGGACGATAATCGGGATAAACGTGTGGCGAAGATATTGTTTCAAATCGCGCAGAAAGTCAACAATGTGCGCCTTTTACTGTTATCGGGCACACCGATGTATAATAGTTATAAGGAAATCGTCTGGTTGATTAACCTGATGAACTTGAACGACAAGCGCGCGACTATCGACATCGCGGATGTATTTGATGACCGGGGGAACTTCCGTGTAGACGCAGATGGACGAGAGTCGGGGATGGAACTCCTCGTTCGTAAAGCGACGGGGTATCTTTCGTTTGTGCGCGGTGAGAACCCGTATACATTTCCGTATCGTATATATCCGAGCGAACACTCGCCGGAATATTCACTTCTAGCACGAGTGCGCGGAGGAGGAGGAGGAGGAGGCCATGCCTACCCGCGAACCCAACTCAACGGCAAACATATCGACCAACCCATCGAACATATCGACGCGTATATGACGCCGGTGGGTGATATTCAAGAGGCCGCATATCGGTATATTATATCCCAGATGAAGGCGTCGTATATCTTTAAGAAGACTGCGATGGCGCGGCGGAAAGTCGCTGCTGCTGCGGCGGCGGTGTCGGCATCGGCAGAAACAGCGGCGGTCAAAAAGACCCAGGGCAAAAAGGGCGCCGCCTCGGCCGCAGCAGCCGCCGTCCCCGCCGCAATCGACGATAAAACCGTTATTGAATCCGCCAATTTCCCCTCTTTCGAAAATATGGATACCATCGGATACGCCATCGTCCAGCGACCACTCGAAGCACTGAATATCGTCTATCCGCATTCATCACTCATCGATTATATCAACGACCCAGATAGTGGCGAGTTCGATGTCGCGTCATGTATCGGAAAAGAAGGTCTGCGCCAGATAATGACGTATACGGAAGGAGGTAATCCACCCGCGCGTCAAAACTTCGAATATCGCCCCGACTTTCTCCGGACATTTAAATTACCCGACGGCGAGAAAACGACAAAGACATCTGCGCGGATTTTTGCGCCGGACAATATCGGGCGATACTCCGCGAAAATCAAGAGTATCTGTGATAAAGTCCTCGCGAGCGACGGTATTATACTCGCGTATAGTCAGTATATCGACGGCGGGGTTGTGCCTATCGCCCTCGCACTGGAAGAGTGCGGGTTTACGCGGTATAGCGTCCGCGGCGGGAATTCGTCGCTGTTCCAGAGCAAACCCGTGCCAAGTATCGACGCAATCACCTTTTTACCGCAAAAACAGCACCAGGCACAATTCCCCGGCCAACCCTTCCGCCCGGCTCGGTATTCGGTGATTACAGGTGACCCCACGATTTCACCGGACAATTTGTTCGAATTGAAGGCACTCACGAGCGAGGATAATACAAACGGCGAGAATGTGAAAGTCGTTATTATTTCCGTGGCGGGTGCGGAAGGGCTGGATTTCAAGAATATTCGGCAAGTCCATATTTTGGAACCCTGGTATAATATGAATTTACTGGAGCAGATTATCGGGCGCGCGATTCGGAATTGTAGCCATAAAAACTTGCCATTTTCGCGGCGGAATGTGGAATTGTATTTATATGGATCGACGCTATCCAATGAAGAAATAGAGGCTATCGACCTGTATTTGTATCGCCTATCCGAATTTAAAGCGGTGAAAATCGGCGCGGTTTCGCGTGTATTGCGGACGACGGCGGTGGACTGTTTGCTGAATATTCAGCATAATACGCAGACCGCCGCGCAATTGAACCAGGTTGTCAAACAACAACTCGCGTCTCGTAAACAAATCGATTATCAGGTGGGGGCGCGCCCATTTTCCGCGTTGTGCGACTATATGGAGCGGTGTGAATATACATGCCGACCGACATTTTCAAATGGGAAGCCGATACAAGAACAGAGCGAATTGTATGGTATCGGAGACGACAGTGACAGCGACAGCGACAGCGGCGCGGAGGGCCGCAAGCGCAACGGCAGCGATGTTCGTCTGGACACATTTAACGAGAAATTCATGTCGATGAATATCGATAAAATCATCCACAAAATCCGGGATTTATATAAAGAATCGTTCTTCTATAAGAAAACGGGCCCGAACGGGATTATCGCTCACGTGAATGCGACGCGCCCATACCCTATCGCGCAAATCAATCTCGCATTGACACAGATGGTGAATGAATCAAACGAATATATCACGGATAAATACGGGCGTCTTGGACGACTTGTGAATGTGGGTATCTATTACTTGTTTCAACCGATAGAACTCAACGACCCGCGTGCGAGTATTCACGAACGAAGCACACCTATCCCTTATAAACATGAAAATGTAGAATATCCTCTTCCATTAGAAGTTAGCGATACTCATGTGGATATCAAGCCTGCTGGCGAAAGCGGTGGCGTGGGGGCGACGAGAAACGAAACGGTTGCTGCTGCTGTGAATAAGATGTTAGCGTCGTCCGCACCGTCCGCACCGTCCGCACCGTCCGCACCGTCCGCGCCGTCCGCGCCATTGGGTGTAATCGCAGAAGGCGCAGAAGGCGCAGTGGCCGACGACGTTCAAGAGCTATTGCGGGTATTAGAAGAAACATTCGAGACATGCCGCGTCGTCCACGAAAAACCGACGAAAACACAAGATGAATGGTATTATTATTGCGGTAAGGTTATCGAACAACTCTCTCAAACCGAGGAGTTTCATATTACAAAAGACCAATTATATGAGTTGGTTATTGCGAATCTGTTAGAGCATTTGTTTATCGGCGACAGCGTCAAACTCATTAACTATTTATACCATAAGAACAATAATTCTATGACACGAAGAGCCGGCAGCATTCAACCATTATCACAGTTCGAACAAATGATATTGAACTATTATTCGCAGCAAATCATCCATCGGGTTCTTGGTGGAAAACGGGCGGCCGCAGCAGCCGCAGCAGCAGGAGCCGCAGGAGCCGCAGGACCGGAAGATATGGGAATGATGCTTTTTCACGAAAAGAAAGACCAATTCGAGCTTATTGTTCTACGTTATGATACACCGGAGTGGGTCGTCGCGGAACCAGAAGATACGCGCGATTTTACATTGCTTTTAGGAAAGTTACAAACGACGGAAATCCAAACGATGAATATGATTGTCGGGTTTATTTCGTTTTTCAAGCGTGAATACCTTATTTTCAAGGTGAAAATGATGAAAAAGAAACGCGACAAAGGTGCGCGATGCGATCAATCAGGTAAAACAGATACAATCACAATGATTAATAATATCTTGGCGATGTATCCCGATACGCAAGGTGACGAATATAAACTAACGATTGAAAACACCAAACATCGAACCCAGAAGGAATTATGCGTCTTCCAGGAATTTTTACTGCGGACATTCCAGGCGAATAATGTAAATGGTAAAAAATGGTTTTTCACACCAGGCGAGGCGTTACTGTGTAATATCGAGAAATTACATATCGAGGATTAATCCGGCGACTAATTTCGAGAAATATAATACTAATATAATATAATACATAAAGCATATCAGTATTATATAATAAAATGTCCGCATTAGGAGGAGGCGCTGGAGTAAAACAATACGCGTCCCTTTCGAAATATCCAGGCGGCGGTGGCGGCGGCGGCGGCGGCGGTGGCGGTGGCGGCGGCGGTGGCGGCGGTGGCGGGGCCGCTGTCCAAGCAAAAAGCGCATTTGGCATCTATACCGCAATATTATTAACACGTAAAATACGAATCCCCTTCCAGATTATCGGGCGTAACATAAAAGATACACTTGAGCACATTCTGTCGAAAATGGTGGAAGGAAAGTGTATGGCTGAAGGATTTATTCGCCCAGGAAGCGTGAAAATCCTGACGTATTCAAACGGGTTTTTATACGGAAAACACGCGATATTTGATGTGGTATACGAGTGTCAAGCGTGCTCTCTTGTTGAAGGCGTTGTATTCAAATGTATCGTGAAAAATATAACCCTGGCAGGTATTCGCGCCGTTTTAAATGAACCGAAAACCCCGGTGGTTGTATTCGTCGCACGAGACCATCATTTCGACCGGCCGGATTTTACGCGTATTCAGGAAGAAGAAGAGATACGTATTCGCGTAATAGGCCAGCGCTTTGAAATCGGCGATGAGGCGATATCGGTGATAGGCGAACTCGTGTAGTGAAGTGAAGTGGAACGGAACTGAACGGAACTGAACGGAACTGAACGGAACTGAACGGAACTGAACGGAACCGAATATCGTATATACCGTAAGTATATACAGTATACGTCATGCGCCCCACCGATAATAAAGAATACGTATTTACATGTCTTCATTGTAATGAACCATTTGTAATCCATCACACCGACTTCAACTGTAAAATATTGAGACATGGTGCGTATAAGCATAATCATCAACCGATAAATCCACACGCGGCAAAAGAAGAATGCGATGCTCTTGTTGCTAGCGGGCAAATCTATGGATGTGCTGGACCGCTTCTTATTACGAAAAGCGGCGCCGACGCCGCCGACAGTGAGTACACTGTTACTATATGCGATTACATATAATAATGACGCATTGTTGAGTCATTATTATTATCAAAATAACCCAATAAAATTGATAAAGATATAAACAAAATGTAATAATTGATATACCCATTGTTGTTCCGTGATGGCAACTCTTGTTATTCGTCCCAAAAGAAAGACGACGACTAAAAAACCCGCGCCCGAACCCGCGCTACCTGTCACCAACCCAGATCCCGAGCCAGTGGAGCCCGCTCTCGCGTTATCGTATTGCGACGAGAGTCTGTTTCATAACGCACAAATCAAGCGGACGATTACCGTTCCATTCTATAAAATCAGTCACCTGAACAAGGATATAAAGAGTCTTTTACATGATGAAATGGCCGCGCGATATGAAGGCAAATGCTCGATTGAAGGATATATTTGCCCCGGGTCGATGTCCATTTTCAGGTATTCGTGTGGAACATTATCCGCGGGAAATATCCGATACGACGTCGTCGCTGATTGCCTGGTGTGTTTGCCAGACGAACAAACCCAAATCAAATGTATCGCGAAAACAATTACCCAAGCGGGGATTCGCGGGATTGCGACCAAATTGTGTGTGGGGAGCGTATCGCCGATTGAAGTATTCTTGTCCCGTGATATGAATATCCGAAACAACGAATTATTCTGTCGGGTGGAAGAAGGCGACATCTTGACGGTCGAAATCATCGGGCGACGGTTCGTGTTAAATGACACACATGTCACGATTATTGCGATGTTATTACACGCGGAATGAACTCCACGGTAATGACGCGGAATGAACTCCACGGTAATGACGCGGAATAATATATAAAGATTTGGTCGTCAATAATGATAATACTCGGCTCATTCCATTCCGCTCCATTCCATTCGGCTCCATTCCATTCCGCTATGGTGAAACACCCCCCCAATGACATTTCTATTGCGAGTTTAAGTAAAATGAATGAAATCCAGACCATCGCCCAGCATGTTGAAACGAAAACAAACTACTTGATGATGTTGAAGGACGGTATTGAACGGATGCCTGTAGTTCATCAAATCGAAGTATTGCGGATTCTGACAGGAAAATCAGTAAATATAAACGAGAATAAGAATGGTATTTTTATTAATATCACCAAACTAAATGACCTAACGCTCGCACAATTGGACGAGTATATGAAATACGTTATCAAACAAGAAGAACAATTGAGCGAAGTCGAGCATCAAAAGGAACTCATCACGAAGGAGTATTTCGATTGTAAAGCATAGGCGTACCCGCCTGCGTGCGTGTGGGCACAAGGCATAAAGACAATATGATATAGTAGTATAACCTGGTCAGCCACTATGACAACGACGATAATTCCGTGTGTATATAACTCTTTTTCATTTACACGAAATAATATATTGGAAGATATGTGTATTCTTGATATTCAATCGACACGTAGCCATTCTGCGCCGCCCGCGCCACCGCCCGCGCCACCGCCACCGCCACCGCCACCGCAGAACAGTATTGTCACTGTGTCGGACACCGACTCGGACACTGACACTGACACCGAATCTGACTCCGATTCCGACACCGCCGTCGCACCACCCGCCGTTGCCGTCGCATTCGATTTGACAACGATGTCAAAGTATCTGTATACGCCTAATGTGAAAAATGACACACTATTATGGTGTGCTTATATTATGATTCACGGTATTGAAAAGTTCGAATGTGTTGAAAATCATTACACGGAATCCAACGCCTTTAAGTTCCAAATGGTGGAATATATCCGCGCAAGAAAGACGTTATTGAAACCGCATAAAATCTCCGCTTCGTCGGTGGAGGAAAGTCTCGTTCATAAGCCTTATATCACCCTGGAAACATTCCAGGGTATCGCGGTGTGTTATAATCTCTCGGTGTGTATTATCCAAGACCGCAAAATCTTTGAAGTCGGGCGTTCGGATAATGACAAGAACACGTTTATCTTGGAGAAAATCCGGGGGAAGTTTGGGGTGTATCTCGGGATGGCGGTGCGTGCCAGTGCCGGTGCCGGTGCCGCATTCTTGGCGCACGTAAGAGATACATATTGGAGTATGGAGAATATATCGTCACCAATCCGGTCGATTTCCGCGTATAAGGTCCAGGACCTCATTGACATATGTAGAAAATTGGAAATACCCGAAACAAAGGTCGTGTTGGGTGATTTCGGGTCCATCGTCAGTCAGAAGAAGAAAACGAAACCGGAGTTATATGAAGACATTGTTCGGATGATAATGTAATGTAATGAACGATGCTGTGCGGGATAAAATTGAAAAATATAATAGATATATGAATAAGTGTATAAATAATTTCCTATTCATATATATAGTAGAATGCCTCGTGATTCGTTTGCGTCATCGGATAAGCAGTCAGAATTTTCCAATATTGTGTCGTCCTATTTAGAAAGTCTATTGGATAAAACCGATGGAATACCTGAATTAGAGATACGATTTGGAACGCGCGGAAATCAGCCAACGACGAAACAGAATTTCGATAATGTGATACAGAAGTTGCTGGCGTCGGGATTCGGCTTTTCCAAAAAGAACGCATATTCGTTGAAAATACAGAATGAATATCTTGACTCTCGTACAGGACAGACCAAGCTATCGCTTATTCGCGCAGAAATCCACGGAATCAATGACGTTCAGAAGTATTGTAAAACGAATATGCCGGACGATAAATACGTATTGTTCACACAGAAGATGTATGCGCGCAAACCTGGGTCAGGCGCGGCGGGCGCGGCGGGCGGCGGCGGTGGCGGCATCGGCGATATGACGCCAAGACAAGACACATCCATCCATCCAGTTATCTTCGACGATTTCAATTTCAAGGTAAGTTATCAACGCGAGAAACGCATCGCAAATACGTCCACACTCGCGCGCTCTATTTTGAAAACATGGAACGACAACAAGAAGACATTCCGGTATATCAATCGTTCAACAATGACACACCCGGACCTCCCTTTTCAAGTTGATTTGAGTGTCGTGAAGGAGTCACAACGAGACCGCACCGGATATATTTCCGCGTCGACATTTGACGCGTCGAAAGTCTTAGAGAGCCCAATACGGTATGAAATCGAGATAGAGGTGAACAATGACCTCGTCGGTCCCGGCACATCATTCACCCACCCCAAATATTTACTGGATACTATACGCCGTGTTATAAAAATGGTATTGTCGGGGATTCAAGAAACGAATTACCCCGTTTCATCGGCGGAATTACGCATGATACAGCGTCGTTATTATACACTGATTCATCCGGAAGAATCCGAGGCCGGAGGCGGACGCAGTCGCAGAGGCGACTCATCATCAGAGTCATCCGATTCTGAGACGGAAGAAGAACGACATGAGCGCGACCCAGAAAAGAAGGCCGACATGAAAGAGAAACGCCGCCACGCCAAAGAACTGGCATCATCAGACGCCGCCGCTGCCACGGGCGGCACGGGCATACTACGCCCCAGGCATTTTATCGGCCCATCTTCATTGACGCTCCAAATGTATAATATTCGCCCATTAAGCCAGGATTCGAAAGTTCCGAATATTCGTATGAATTATTCGGTCACTGAAAAGGCGGACGGGCAACGTAAACTCCTGTTTGTGGCGCCAAAAACCGGGCGCATCTACTTGATCGACACCGCAATGAACGTACAATTTACTGGCGCAGTCTCTTTAAATACAAAACTACATAATACGCTGATCGACGGCGAGCATATCATTCATAACAAGAACGGCGATTTCATTAACTTGTATCTGGCGTTTGATGTATATTACGTCCATAAGGCCGATATTCGCGCGCGTATGTTTTACCCCATTCACGGGGAAGAGGTTCTTACGAACTTCCGCCTACCGTTATTGGTAAGCGTCGTCAAAAACCTACAGGCGAAATGTGTCTCTGGTGGCGTTGATTCGTTGTCGCCATTACGTATCGAGCATAAGCATTTCGAGGTCGCGTCGTCGTCATCGTCGTCATCGTCGTCAGGCGGGAAGACCATCTTTGACGGCTGCGCATCTATTTTAAGAAAGTGCACCGAACATCAGTTCGAATATCATACCGATGGCCTTATATTTACGCCACTTGACTGCGGGGTTGGCAGTAATACACGCAACGACGGAAATGCGGGGCCTCTCTATAAATCCACATGGAATTATTCGTTTAAGTGGAAGCCCGCGGATATGAATACCATCGATTTCCTGGTTACAACCAAGAAGGGCGATGACAATGAGGACCTCGTGAGTAATGTATTCAAATCGGGGATAGATATGTCGCGGTCCGTCCAAATCCAGCAATATAAAACGTTGGTATTGCGGGTTGGTTATGATGAGCGTAAACACGGGTATATTAACCCGTGTGTCTCGGTGATTGAAGGTCAGGTGCCGCCTAGTCACGGACACGGACACGGACACAGTGCCGGCGGCGGCGGCGGCGGCGGAGGCGGCGAAGAATCATTAGCGGCGGCGGCGTCATCAGCGGCCGGAGACAGCTACAAACCAGTGCCGTTTTATCCAACGTATCCTTATGATAACGAAGCGCATATTTGTAACATCATGTTGCGCCCCGATGAAGCAGGTGTTAGCCAAATGATGACGATTGAAAACGATATTATTCAGGATGAAACGATTGTTGAATTCAGTTACGATGAAACGAAGCCGGTGAATTGGCGTTGGGTGCCGCTTCGTGTTCGCCATGACAAGACGGCTGAGTATCGCGCAGGCGGGAAGAATTACGGAAACGCGTATCATGTCGCCAATAGCAACTGGCATTCGATTCATAATGCGATTACACCGGAGATGATAATGACGGGCGAAGATATCCCCGACGAGCTCGTAAATGATGACGTCTATTACAATCATTCCGCGTCGGGGGGTGGCGGCGGCGGCGCTGGCGGCGGCGGCGGTGGATACGATATCGGCGGCGGCGCAAAAATCAAAACGCTGACCAAGAGTCTTCGCGACTTCCACAACTTATACGTGAAACGCAAGCTGATATTAAGTGTCGCAAAACCGGGAAATACGCTCATCGATTTCGCGGTGGGAAAAGGTGGCGATTTACCGAAATGGATTGCGGCGAAACTCGGGTTCGTCTTCGGGATTGATTATTCTAAAGATAACCTGGAGCATAAATTCGACGGGGTCTGTGCTAGGTATCTGGATATCAAAAAGACGAAACACAATGTTCCCGCGGCGATATTTATTCACGGGGATAGCAGTAAAGAGATGCGAACGGGTCAAGCCGCAATCAGCGAACGATACCGGTTAATCACCCGCGCGATATTCGGCGAAGGCGCAAAGGACGCGAGCTTATTAGGTCGCGGGGTTTACCCGCATTACGGTCGCGCAGCTGACGGGTTTGATATTTGCTCGGTCCAATTCGCCGTCCACTACTTCTTCGAGAATATCCTGAAACTTCATACCTTCCTTCAAAATGTATCCGAGTGTACGAAATTAGGCGGGTATTTCATCGGGACGTGCTTTGACGGTGTTCGCATCTTTCAGGCACTTTCGCGTTTAGAGAACGGCGGTGAAATCAGCGTTATGGAAGGCGCGGGTAGCACGGCGGCGGCGGCGGCGGCAGGCAGCGACGTCGAACCACGGAAAATATGGTCGGTTACGAAGAAGTATCACCAGGCGGAATTTGAACCGGATAGCAGCAGTATCGGTTATGAAATCGAGGTGTTTCAGGAGTCCATCAACAAAAACACCCGCGAATTCCTCGTGAACTTCGAATATTTGACGCAATTATTAGAGAATTACGGTTTTGATTTGGTCTCACCAGAAGAGGCGGCGACGACATTGACGTTTCCAATGCGGGATGGAACGGATACATTCGACGGGATGTTTCATGAGATGGAGGTCGAATGTAAGCAGAAGCAATCGTCGCAGCAATCGCAACAGTGTCGCAATGAATACGGGTCGGCGCTCTTTATGCGCCCGGAGGAAAAACAGATATCGTTTTATAATCGGTATTTCATCTTTCGCAAAAATCGGAATATCAACGCGAAGCACTTGAAGAGCAGTTTCCTTACATATGCGGGATTACAGGAGGAACATGATCGGGGTGCGGCGGGTGCGGCGGGTGCGGCGGGTGCGGCGGGTGCGGCGGCGGTATTGGACGAATCCACCGAAAAAATCGCATTGGATAAAATCGCGCGCGCATCTGTTCCGATTGATGTTGCGTCAAAACCGGCGATTGCGGCACATATTATCCGAAGCCGCGGCGAAGAAGCCGTCGCGGCGGCGGCGGGCACAGCAGGCACCGGAGCAGCCGTTCGTAAAACAATCAAGGTCAAACCGAAACCAACCACCGCGGCGGCGGCGAAGAAAGCTGAAGAAGAAGCAGCCGCAGCCGCAGACGCAGCAGCAGCGGAAGGCGCGGCCGCGCCGATTGAACAGATTGAAAAGTCGATAAAGAAGCGAACGAAGAAGGCGACCATTATTGAAGATACACCGGTCCCTCCGGCTCCCCCGGCCGCAGCCGCAGCCGCAGTGAAAGCTCCTCGTAAAAAGACGGAAAAGGCCACTGCGACCGCGGCCGCGGCGACGGCACCTGCGACTGCGGCGGCGGCGGCGGCGGAAAAGAAGAAGACGAAAAAGAAGGCGGCTGGCGATGAGTAGAAAAATCAACTTATAAAGATTTTACGTGATTATATAATTACCTGTATTCAGGATGTTTAAAAAATCGCCCAAGAATAATTACTTTTTTAATAAAGACGCTCCAGTATCGATTACTCCTGTGTCGGCTGGTTCCGCCGCATCCGCGAGTGTATCGACCTCGACACACGCCCTAAATGTCGGTTTGTGTTATTATAATCATTTCATTTTGCCACAAGTTGGGTTATGCTATGATACGTCAGGGAATTATATTCCATTGAAACTGTCTGTCGAATATAATAATACGAATACGCCATATATTTCCGCATCGGTGTATTCGCATTTATGCGATATTAAAGAACAAATCGAAAAATACCAAGAACAGTGGGATAATATTAAGAAATTTACGAACCCGTATGAATATATACACACAAATGTGGCGGGAAATAAAACGAATATCAGTAAGTTGCGGCCGTTATCTAGATCGTTCTATAAAATGATTGAAATTATGACAAGTAACGGTATACTAAATAACCCGCGGAGCGGCGGGGAATATCGTCAAGAGGACGCAAGCGCAAACGCAAGCGGCGGGGGAGGCGCAAACGCAAGCGGCGCACGGAATAAATACCCGGTGACATCAGTACCTGATTACAAAATGGGAATCAACACATTTCATTTGGCAGAAGGACCTGGTGGATTTATTGAGGCGATTTCATATATTCGCGGCGCTGAATACAATAAGGTGCGCGGGAGTGCGCCTCCACTTTCGCTTTCGCTACCGTCGCCCATCGATGGAAGTGCCGCAGCCATAGTCCATATATTAAAACGAAATACCGACTTCCACGACGAATATATGAAAGAAATAGAACATATGAAGCTTTCACGGCGTATTTTTGAAAATTCAAAACATACTAGTAATAGTACTAGTAGTAGTAGTAGTATTGACGCACAGGCACACCCCCCTATTTACGGGAATGACCGTTATTATGGAATGACCCTTGTCAATGATGACCCGATATGTCCCGGATGGAAGAAGACGCGCACATTTTTAGACCATAACCCGAATGTTATTATTGAAACAGGCGAGGATAAAACGGGGAATCTAATCTCCCTGGAAAACTTCCGGTATTGCGCCGCGAAATATAAGAACAAGATGGATATCGTCACTGCGGACGGCGGGTTTGATTTCTCGGTGGATTTCAATAATCAGGAAAATATCGCGACGCAATTGATATTATCCGAGGTGTTTTATGCGCTCGCACTCCAGAAACAGGGCGGTACATTTATATTGAAAATATTCGATATTTTTCATAAACCGACGATTGATATTCTGTATTTACTGTCGTATTATTATACGAATGTCACGATAATGAAACCTTATACAAGCCGTGTTGCGAACTCCGAGAAATACGTGATATGTCAGGGGTTTAAAATCGCGGATTCCGCGCCAATCATCCAACAATTTTGTGATATTTTTCCTTCTATCATAATGACGCAGAAGGCAGCGGACGCGGGTGCGGACCAGGACCAGGACCAGGACCAGGACCAGGACCAGGATACGGCCAGCGAGACCGACGAGAACGCTGCCGACGATGACGATGCCGATGGTTCATTGTCATCGATACTTCCAAGAGAACACGACCTTTATTTCTTGAATAAAATCGAAGAGTTGAATGCGATGATTAGTTATCAGCAAATCGAAAATATCACATCCACACTGGCTATCATCACAAACCAGAGGAATACTGAAAAACTAGAACAGTATAAGAAGACCAATGTAGGCAAATGTATGGCGTGGTGCGAGCATTACGGTATTCCTTATCATAAACAGAATGTCCTCTTACAGACGACGAATATATTTCTTCATAGGCCGTAGGCCGCGCCGCGCATTACATACAATAAACGGGTCTAAATATAATGTATGAATATGTATTATCCTGGGAATATACATATTATGCAAAACGCGTTACAATTTATCGTCGGAAATATAAAAAAACCAAAAGAACGGTTCGAGACGATTTTAGAACCATTACAAGCGGTCCTTCAAATCGGGCTTCTTTCTTTTTATCCGATTGGAAGTAAACTGGCGATTCATAACAATATACTTACCGTCCAAGGTCCAGGGTATACCCAGCAAGTGCGGCGGTGGTACAACAACGATAAAAAGGAGGACGTGTTTTACTTATATAATGTGTTTTCGCGGTTTCATAAATTTTATAAACATTTGCTTGAAGACGCGGGCACTGGCACAGGCGAGAATCGAAAACTGTTCTTGTTATTGATTGATTTGGCGAAGATTGGTATTAATAATTTGACACGAACGTATAACCTAACCGACAAAATCCATATTCTTCATACACTTCAAATGTATAAAGGAATGCTGGATAATCCGGAGTTGGTTCGTAGATTGGGCGGCGGAGGCAGCGGAGGCAGCGGAGGCAGCGGAGGCAGCGGAGGCTCGGTCGCAAACACGGGCCATGACCATGACGACGACAACGGCGGCGACGACGATGAACCGATGCCGCGTCAGTTTCCATTGAAGGTCCGTGGTGCGTCGGCCGCCTCGGTATCGTCGTCTCCACCATTGCGGCCTTTATTGACGCCTTCGGCGGGCACTGGCGTACCCATCATACCTAACGATACCCTCATGGATAATAATATCGACGCGATATTCATCAAGATAACGGACTTGTATTCACAAGAGGATTATACGATTATTTACCATACACTCATGAAAATACAGAACGACACGCAGTATTTTATGAATTATATTGACGGGTTGAACAAAATACTAGAGCCGGCGAATATTCGCATCAAAAAATGGATTGATGACAATATTGTGTTCTAGCACGCACTTGTGCGTGCGACGGGGGCGGGCATTAGTCCATCTCCAGCTTCACCCAACATGGAATATAAGGCGCATTCGATAATTCGCCTTTTATTTTACGAGAGAATTCAGGGAACGGGATTTTGAATTTCGTATCTTCGCCTGTCTTGACGAACTGGTTCAGGACTTTGTGGAGTTCGCGGATGGCATGGTAGGAAGCATTCATTTGGAGTTCGGTGAGTTTGTCGATAATGGGGCGGATTTGTTCGCGGCGTTGTTCTTGCGTTCGCTCGGTAGCTTTCTGTTCTATTTGTTGTTTTTTCTTTAAGTTCCGTTTCCAGTGTTTACCTTTGCCTGCTGCTGCGGCGGCGGCGTTGCCATTGCGCGTATTATTCGCGGGGGTGTCCGCGTTGGCGGTGGCGGCGGTGGCGGCGTTAGCGGCATCGACATCGGTGGCTGCGTCGGTCGCCTCTGCGAATGCGGTGGTGGCAGGCGACGCCTGAATATGTATATCCTCCATATCTTCCGGAACAAGAAGGACTTCTTGCCGAAGCGCGTCTTCAAATTGCGTGTCGGGTGCTTTCTCTGATTCGCGTGCCACCAACGTGGCGATATCGGCGGTGGCGGCAGCCACATCCAACGATATTGAAGAACCCATTTATTAGAATACGATACAATAAAATCGATGTTTATACCTGTTTTATTGTATTATGTTTATGCTAAAACACGACATCAAAGTCGTCACTATACATTTTATCGCCTTTGTGAATACCAAACACCTCACGAAAGGTCTTGCTCCGCATCAGGGGCACATTCGTTCTTATCTTCAGGTCAAGATGCGGATTTGTAAGAACCTGGACGAGGATTTCACGCCGGTTCGCATATTGCCGGTTTTGGATTGCGTAATACGTGTAGAAATGCTGGAACGACATTGCGCGCATATGGTCGGACGACACGGACACGGACGACGACGCGGGCACGGACGCGGGCACGGACGCGGACGCGGCGGACGACGCAGTGTCATGGAAACGGTGAAGCGCATCTTCGCATACCGCCAATCCATTTACATCCGCTAGATTCTCTGATAACGAGAGATTTCCGTCAATGACAAACCCGTATTTTTTGCTAATGTCCTCATATTGCTTCCGAATACCGGCGATTTTGCGCTCATAGGTCGTGACGTCCGGCCGAGACCACCAGTTTTTAATAACACCTTTATAATCAAAAGTGCGCGAGTTGACATGTAACGCGTGAGAGATTTCGTGGCCGAATGTGAACCCTACCGACGCCAGGTCGTATTCATACCCGCGCCCAAACTGGACGTTCAAACTATGCATATACGCAGTCGGAATATAGATGCTGTTGGAAGCTGCGGTATAATACGCATTCACGATAAAGGATTGATATCCCGCGAATTTCATCATACTCCAATTCACCAATTCGACGTCTTCGACGGATAGTGACGGTGACGGTGACGGTGACGGTGAGGCTTTACCCGAACCCGACGCCGAACCCGACCCGGCGGAATGTTTCGTGAGATACAATGTCCTCTGGACGCTCCGCTGAAGCAGGTTGCCCCACGCGTCTTTCGGGTCATATTCTAGATGCGTAGGATCGGGTGCCGAGAGATTCGCATCACCAATCCGTAACTCAATTGTATTCAGTTTTTTAAGCGCACCTTTCTTGGTAACTGCGGACAACCACGTATTTTTCTGGATACGCGATTTATAGCATTCCAACATCGTCGTTCCAATCTCTCGAACCTTCGAAACCATTTCTTCATTTTTGTATCTCCGGGTGAACTCCTCCGTCATCGTCTTCGGGAACGCATACCCCAGTCCTATAATCGGGAAATATTCTCTCGGAAAGTGCGTATCCTTGCCACGGATAAGCGTGTCATTAAAATCGAGGTAAATCTCTCGCCACTTGTCGTGGAAACAGATGAGTTGGCGCATATAAATAAAATACCAGTAACTCTTCCATTTATCCGACGCCCACTCCTTCTTAAGAAGACGCATCACCGATTTCAAATAACCTACTTGATTAGAGACAAAATATCGCGGGATATTGTCGGATGCGTAGCCGATATGTTCGGCCATCTCTCGCCAATCTATGTCGGTAAGTTCAACCGCGTCCGTTGTGAGGATGCGCGTCGCTCCGCGAATATTGTGTTGGTAATGCGGCGACTTCAGTCGATCTTTAAGGTCTGTCACGGCAGCACTGCCGCCATCGCCACAATGACAATACTTCTTCTTCTTCGACGGCGACGACGACGATGTCGCTGACATTACACGATGAGGTGGAATATCGGGATGTTTCGAGGTATTGTACATATTCGCATAATTCATATCGAACCGTGTGTCTATCGTATTCATCATTTTCATTAATACACATTCGATATCATAGACATCTTTCGCTTTAATACTATGCGCCTTTTCATAATCGTTGCCTAGACATTTGATAAATACATCATCGATGAATTTCATAAATGCGCGAGTAATACGCTCTTTGTATTTCATATATTCTACTGTCTTGGTTTCTGGACCGCTGTCGTCGTTGTCGACATTGTCATCATAGGCAGATGCGATACGGCTACCACGGCTACCACGGCTACCACGGCTACCACGGCTACCACCGCCGCCAGTCTGTTCGTGTCGAATCACTGTGTTATTACTCACATTCAAACGCACCCCGCGCATCTGTTTTTCGAGTATCTTGTCATCTACATAAAATCGGTAATCATATAGAGAAAGAGACGGGCTCGATAAATGCGGCGTAATATGTTTGGGAGTGTATTCATCAGGACGCATTGTCCATACAACTGGAAGCGACCATTTTATCATTTCATTTTGATTCATAACGCCGAGAAATTTGTAGAGGTTGTTTTCCTGGACCATCGTATCATACATCGCACAAAACCCGGCGATATGGCCTACAATGGGTTCGGGGTTCAAGTTCAAAAACGATGTATAGATATTCTTCATCTGACGGGCGTGGCCGCCGTGGCCCTTGACGTATTCGTGATACATCTCAATCACATTTTTATACATTTCATCCTGGATTAATTTGAAATTATCTAAAGGGCGGATATACCTTAATTCTCTCGGTAACGTCTTTGGTACTTCGCTTATCCATTTGTGATTCGCCCATAAATAGAAGTTGTTGCGCTGGATGTGTTCTTTGTTGTTATTGTGCTTTCCACGACGAACCGTTCGGCCGTGACTGCGGCCGTGACTGCGACGCCGGCGACCGCTTACGCGGGTGTCATTGTCTCGTGCGTGTCGTGTCTTCGCCGCAGAAGACACCATTGATACGAATATATAATATAGTTATTATACCGTTATATATTCGCGATATTTTATTGCGTTGGCTTCGCTGCTGCTTCGCTAGCACCGCGTATGCGGGCGTTTCAGTGCGCGGCTGTATAAATTACAATCCGGCTTGAATATCTTGCTCTTGATGAAGTAAGGCGCGCCCATCGAGTCGCCATGGTATTGGCCGGCATTCCCCGCAGCAACACCATACGCCGACTTAAACGACGCACCATTCTTCGTGATGGTTTCCAACTTCAATCTCTCGAGACGTGTTCCCGCAGAGACCGCGCCCTGGACGCCGTATTTCACATTATTCGGTTTATGAATAACAGTGGTGCGGCATTTGGCGCTATCCGCGGGGTCGGCATAAATTCTCTCGGCGTTGCCGCAATTGGTCGAATAAAACACCTGTGAACCCGTCTTTGAATCGCTCGGATTCGCGGGGTTGCCGTTGGGAAGAACATACTGGTTCGGCGTGGCGGACATCTTCGAGAAGGTCTGTTTCTGCTGGTAGGTCAGGCACCTGGCCTGGAGATAGGACGCGGTATTGGTATGATATGCGCGGCTTACATTTGTCGTCCCGCTTCGAACAATACGTTTTTTGGGGTTGAACGAGAGATTCTTGGTTTCATATATCCCCGTATTGATTTGATAGGACCCGGGTGCGCCGGGGACACCTACTTGTTTATATCCGGGGTTTTGGACGATTAGATCGGGCTGGCATTCGCGCAGAAAGGGGCGCTGGATATCTTCCACGACATAATTCTGTTTGGAGGCAACCCTCGCGTCGCATCCGCACGAAGTTCCTCTAAATACGATACCACCGGGACGGTCGATAAAACCGATAGTAGGGTTGGATTTATTGGTGGAAGTGGGCATCAGACTTTTACGCCAGTGTTTAATAGGGCGTGCCTTGAAATTCGACCGTTTGATGACATTTTTCGAATCGGGGAAATCACAGCATTTCGTATCGCGGCCGAAGTCGTTCAGTGGATTACTTGCGGTATCGGGGCCGTTTGTCGCGGGGCGGGTATAACCGGGAAAAATACTCCGCGTAGTGCTTTGTTTGGTGGACCGGATTGCGACGTTCTTAATCTTTCTGAGATTGAGAGGCCATGAAACGAAATTCTTACTCATTATTATTATTCGTATAATAGAGATTGATATTTTAATTTAGTATCTATATGTAATACGTTGATTCTCAATAATGTTTGAATACATACAATTTTATACAAAAAACTTTTCGAATTTTACCGTGCTGTTGTTATTAGGGCTTATTATTGCGATATTGGATATAACGATACGAAAGATTGTAAAAGGCGTGTATCTAAATGTGCGAGAGAATATGCGATTGAAACACGGCGGCGGCGGCGGCGGCGGAGGCAAAGAAGGAATGGACACAAAGAAAGATACTAAGAAATCGAGTGATGGTGCTGATGGTGGAGATGACAGTTGCCCGAAAGATTGTAATGCGGTGGAAGCACTGCGAAAACGCTTGTCAGCCCTTATTGAAAACGCAACCCAATTACAAAATGATGTAAAGGAAAATAATGCGACAATATTGAACCAACAAAAGACAATCGATAATATGAAAAAGGCGGTTCAAAAACTAGTACAAGCCGGAAATAAAAAATAAATAGTAATAATTATTCTAATGTAATGTAAAGACGGTCATTGATATTGATGTTCGGTTCATTCATACACGGTAATGATAATCTATTTAGGACGACAGTCACTGATTTCGTAAATGACACTAAAACACACCCGGTTGTAAAATATAAAGCATTTATAGCTGTATTTCTCCTTGTTTTATCCGGAGTGCTTATATTAGGGTTTTTACATGGAGGTCGGTTAATCCAGCATAATTCCTGGCGACATTTATTCGTTCCGGTTTCAGAGCTTCGGGATAAATTCGCAGCCACCACCGACGCGGACGAATATAACCAACTATTTAATTACAGTTACGGTGACCTCGGCGGTGACCGGGGTATTAATATGTCCGGCGCAGCTGTTTTTCGTGAAGCGATAGAAGGGTTTGATGTAAAGAAACTTCCACCGATTCCCAAGGTCGAAGATGGAAAGGTTATGGACAAAAGGGGGAAATTTGCTAGTGCTGATGTAAAAAGTGCTGAAAAGGCATCGGCTTCTAAAAAGAAAACGCCTTGTTCTACAGATTGTGGACAGTATATCGACCTAAAAGCGAAGATCGGCGCACTTTCGAAGATGGTGGATGCCGTAAAAGACCAGAAAGACAGTATAAAACAAAATGCTGATGCGATACAAGCAGTGGGTAAACAAATCGAAGACCTTAATAAATCGCTTTCGCCTGGCGGGCAGGTGGATATACAGTTATAATTATAATATCTACTATCTATAACAGTTATTATATCAAACCTCGATATGACTTCTTTTTTAGGGGAATCCTATGACTATTGGAAGAATGTAAAACAGCCCGCCGAAATGGGGATGTCGGCTGGGTTTTCATTATCTACCCTCGCAAATAACGTGGATGGTCTGCTTTCCTATATAGAAGTTCTTGTTACAGGTGGTGGTAATGCGAGTGTAACTCGTAAACCTCTTGGAAATAAGTTTTTTATTAAAACAACCGGAAAATGTAGTGAAACGAGTGTCGAGAAGTGGCGAAAAGAGCGCCAAGAAGATGAAGCGTGGGAAAACGCATATCAAGCTGTTATTGATAGAGAAGGTGCGAAAAAAATCACTGAAGACGAAGCGACGAAATTGAAAAATGCGCTTACTGAACAAAAAACGAAGCGCGACAAGGGACGCGAAGGAGAGAAGAAAATCGTGGACCGGTATATTTATGTGAATAATATTCCCGATGGGTCCATCCCGTTTATCGCGAGTGGTGCTGACGGAAACACGTTTAATGATTTACGCGGTTTAATTCCTGGTGCTATGGGGAATTTAGGTGCTTTAAACCCGGTCCCATTATTTAACGCATTTACGTCAGGAACCTATCCAGATTGCGCTGAAATTACATTAGGAACAGTTAATAAGAGTAATAACAATAATAGTGAAACCCGGTATTTGGCTCTAGTTGATGTAGTTGAAATAAATCCATGTTCTTTTCCAAATAAAGTAAATCCTGCCAGTGGTGCGAGGTGTCGTGGTAGTAGTGAAGGGTTTGACAAATTAACGAATACTGGTGCCGACGGTGCCAATGCGGGAAAAAAAACACCGGATATATATAAGAATCAATATATGCTTGTATCCGAAAATGGGGAGTCTGTTGGCATCTATGAAACTGGGTCTTTAGCCGGTTCTTCTGGTGTTGCGTATCAGACAACACATCGTAGCCCCCTTTCGTATAATGTGGATACCGGTAAATCATCGCCGATGTCTGAACTTTCATTTGCGAAATTCGGTCCGGATTCGAAACCTGAACTCACAACGAAGGATGTCATCGAGACTCACAATTCGCATATTTCGTCATTTTTTAAAGATGACTTGGAGACAATACAAGATGATGACAGCGGCGGACTAGACACTGGTTATGATTCTATATTGGCAAAATTATCGAAATTAATTCGAAGTATCGGTGGCCAAACAAGTAGACATGGTGAGGATTTATCCGATATAAAGGGGGATGCCCTGTCGCAAGTATATTACTACAGCATTACACTTATTATGCTCTATTTGCTGTATAGAATATTATATGCTAAAAATAAATAATATAAAGACACACACGATACACGTGTTTACATTATTTTGTGATATTATGCCGTAACGTCTTATGGCGATTACGACGCTTATGATGACGGTGTGTCTTAATTTTGCGATGATTTTGGACGAAATGGTTACGACCTCCACGAATTAATTCGTCGGTTCCACTTGAGACGGCTGGGCCGTCTTCAGGGGAAGAACCTTCCACCGGTATTTCTGGTATCGATGATAAAGATGTGTCAGAATCCGAGCCTGAACCTGATTCTGATTCGGAACCCAGTTCATTGCCTTCCACGGCGGCGGTGGTGATGGCGGTGGTAGCATCAGCCGTGGCAGTGGCATCCGCGACGGCAGTATCGGGATTTTCAGGTAGCGCTTCTGGTGCTTCTACGGCGACGGCAGTATCGGGATTTTCAGGTAGCGCTTCTGGTGCTTCTACGGCGACGGCAGTATCGGGATTTTCAGGTAGCGCTTCTGGTGCTTCTACGGCGACGGGTTCTTCGGATACTGCTTCAGCGACGACAGCGGCAGCCACAGGTGCGGCGGCTGTATCGCCTTCATCCAACCCAAGTCCTTCCACTGGAAATCCATTCTTGTCTGCGTGCTTTTTTAAGTATATTTTCAATTGCTTTACTGAACCTTCAATCGCAAAATACGAAGCAAGTATATTTGAAAAGTCGGAATTATCCTTTGGCGCAGACGGATCTTCTTTCTTCTTTCCGACTTCTTCTTTGTATTTCGCCTTCAAATCTTCATATTTTTTACGTAGATGTTCCATTTTTTCGACAATCAATTTGAAATCAGCAACATTATCCTCATCATCACTGCTGCTGTTACTTTCGTCACTGCTCGCGGCGTCACTTGATACTTCGCTGCCACTATCAGCATTGTCTTCTGGTTTTTTTTCTGAAGAAGAAGATGTTAAAAATCCTAAACCAACCTTTTCAAGTAATGATGTTTTTTTTTCAGTAGAAGGAGGCTCCTCTTTTGTGGCAGGTGCTTCAGGGACGGGTTCGGCGACTACGGGTGCGGGCTCTGGTACGGGCTCTGACGCGGGCTCTGACGCGGGTACGGGTGCGGGCTCTGACGCGGGTGCGGGCGCGGGTGCCGAAGATGTAATACCTAGTTTTTGTAGGAAGGATTGGTCGTCTTTCTTGGGTGCTTCTGTCGCTCCAATGTCGGGTCCTGCTTCGACGTCTGATGCCACAGGAGTCGGTTCTGAAGAAGTAATTCCTAGTTTTTGTAAAAGTGTTGGAGAGCTACCGGCATCGGCATCGGCATCGGCATCGGCATCGGCGGCGGGTACGGTAGGTTCGATGGCCGGTACGGCAGCAGCAACAGCAGCAGGATCATTCGAACCTGCTTGAGTCGAACCTGCCTCAGGTTCTACCTTTTTAGTGTCTCCTCCACCAAAAATGCCGGAAAGAAACCCGCCGCTGCTGCTGCCGCTGCTGTTTGCGCCTACTTCTGCTCCGCCCTTTTGCGGTTGTTTACTCTGTAGTTTCGCATATTGTCTTGTTATACTGGAAACACTCGACATTGTTGCTATACTATTATAATATTGCGATTTTATAATTATACTATTTCGGTAAATTGTATAATTATAACCATTGTTTCGGTGTAAAAGAATACACAACATTTAGAACTTGATGCGCTTGTGAAGTTCAAGAGCAACGAGACCACCGGCAATCTGGGCGAGGATGTAAGGAACCACATCGGACATGGGAATCTTACCCGCTGCAGCCATCATAACAGTGACCGCAGAGTTAAAGTGGCCGCCGGAAATGTGACCGCCGAGCATAATCGCAATGGCTAAAGCCGCACCGATAGCAATAGCATTGCCGGTGGCGATAATGACGTAAAGGAAGAAAACGGAACCGAGGAACTCGACGAGATACTTATTCAACAACATTTTGTTAGCGCGTTATACAATAAATTAATAAAAAAAGTTTATCCTAAAGACAGTCCGTCCGTCCGTCCGTTCGTCCGTCCGTCCGTCCGTTCGTCCACGGATGGACGTATAAATAAATAATTAATTAATTATCGTCCAGAGAGAAACGAATGATTCGCGCCCTTCTTCGCCGGCGCAACACACCCTCCCGAACGACAACGACGAATTGCGTCTTTTTGAACTTGAAGAACCGGGCTTTTAAATGTCAACGTATCGCCTAAAGGCGCGTGGGTCGAACTATATCCAATCGAATGGATACGCCTAGATTGGATATAGGACGACGAATCGGTGGATGCGTATATCTTCGTTTTCTTATTCATGATGGCGTTGTATTTGGTATCATCCGCGCCAACCGCGCCAGCAGTGCGTAAATAAGATGCGCGGTTCATCGCGAATAAGGTGTCGCCCGCAGAGGGGCCAAACTGTTCAGGCATAGATATCGCGCGATTTGACATTGTGTATGTGTGTGTTTACTGTATTATGATAAAATAATGTCATAATAGCGTATCGGGCGTCGTGCGTCGTGCGTCGTGCATTTAACGCCGAATCGCACGTATCGCAGACTGTGCGGCATTATTCGCGCCACCAAACCCGGCGTCATTGTAATTGCGGTTCACGGCCATCTGCTTGCGGAAACGAATGTAGTCCGAGCTGTCGTATACATACTTGGTGTTACAAGTGGCGGATGGAATACCGGTGGCATCCGCTTGGGCATGGACTCCACCGGCTAGACCACGCCAACCGGAAGCGATACTTTGTTTCACGCTAGTAACCTGGTTTGAACCACCCGATGTGTAATTCTGGCGGGAAAGATAGTCACCGGCGTTGTTTACGATACGAAAAGGGGTAGCAGCGGGCGCACGACCGCCGTAGTTCTTGCTTGCTGCGGCACCGTTCCAAGCATTACGAAGCATAAAACGGGTCGTCTCTAATTCAGAGCTGCCCTTTAAGGTTCCATTTGAAACAGGATGGGGGGAGATGCCCTTGACGCCGCCTCCTAAAGAGAAATTCATTGGCATTTTGATTGTTTGTTGTGTATAATACCGATATAATATTAGGGGATATATTATTTTATAATTATCAAAGTTTTATTTTGTAACTTTAATCGGTTGTTTAATACACATATAACCGTGTGGATATATTAATTATTTCTATTTAAAAATAATTAATTGATGAATGAGGAGATGAGGACTGAGGACCTGTTTTGGGTTGAATTGAAAATTCCAAAAAAAAAGCATAAAAGCGTCAAATATTTGTTGCTTTTCTACTTTTTTTTCGATTATTTTGTTTGGATGTGAAATCAGGTCCTCAGTCCTCATCTCCTCATCCCCCATAAAATTAGGTTTTATTCAAATAACCAAATAAATCACGAACAAGGATTGGAGTGGAATCGCGGCGTCGCGCAGCGACGGAGCGATGGAACGACAATCAAGTCATAATCCTCGGCGCCACATTCATCGTCGCCAGCTCTTGAAACAGCAATTTACACGCATACGGTATCTGGACCAGCGCAAAATCCGCGCGGTTGTCGCATGTCTTACAGAAGTGAATACTCCGCTCATCATTATACGACGCGATAATCCCGCATTTCCGACATACATGGACCTCATATTTATCCGAGCAGTCATACATACGCCCCCTCGTGAAACGTGATGCCCCGTGACCCACCATCGCATCACGCTCCATTTCACCGAAACGTAATCCACCATCGCGACTACGACCTTCCGCCGGCTGGTGTGTGAAATTCACCATCGGTCCAATCGAACGACTATGCTGCTTGTCATTTACCATATGTTTCAACCGCTGGTAAAACACCGGACCGATGAATATATCCGACTTGATTTGTTCGCCCGTGAGTCCATTATACAGCAGTTCATTCCCGTTCATTTCAAACCCGACTTTCAGCAGCTCCTTGCTGATATCCTTAATATCGTATTCACCGAATGACGTCCCATCACCGAATAATCCTAAATTCACGAGAACCTTCCCGAGCAACGTCTCCTTCAATTGCCCGATTGTCATACGCGACGGAATAGCGTGAGGATTGATAATAATGTCGGGGCGGATTCCTTCCTTCGTAAATGGCATATCGCGCTCTGGAATGATGTTTCCGATGGTGCCTTTCTGCCCCATCCTACTGGACACCTTATCACCAATCACCGGCTTCCTGAATGCGCGGACGCGGACTTTACAGAAGCAGTATCCTTCACCGTTGCTGTCAATATAACTCTTGTCCACATAGCATTCCTCTGATGTATGGTATGCGCGGCTGATGTCTTCGTATTTGAGGACCTTCGTCGGGTCGTTTCGGTTGTCTTTAATCGGGACCACCTTCCCCATAATGATGTCGCGGTTTTCGATGAATGTATTCGCAGGCATGACTCCGCGTTGGTTCAGTTTGTCGTAATTCCCGAATTTCATTCCTTTCGTTTTGGAGGGGTCCGGATGGCATCGGATTTCCTCATCGCCGTTGATTTTCTTGTCCTCGTCCTTCTCTGTATGGTAGATTGTGGCGGAGAACATCCCGCGGTCGATGGCGCCTTGATTCACGAGGACGGAGTCTTCCTGGTTGTAGCCGGTATACGACATAATGGCGACGATGAGGGGGGCGCCGGAGGGGATTTCCGCGAGCTCAATCATCTGCATCAGGCGTGTATCCACGAGGGGGCGGTGAGGGTATGTCAGGACATACGCGGTCTTATCCATACGGCGCTGGTAGTTGGTGACGTAGATGCCGATAGCTTGCTTGCCCATGGCGCAGTTTGAACTCGCAAATCCATCGCCGGCGATGAACGAGTGATTCTCGCTAGCAACTTCGATATCGGAGACCAGACGATTTGATACAGGAATGATGCTGTGGACCTCGGCGAATGTCACGTGTAATGTGTCAATGTCAAACACACCGACCCGTAATTCTGGGTCTTCCATCATTTCTTTCACTGTCTTCCATCCGGCGTTTGTTGAGAATTTATGGTCTTCCGTCGCAATGATTTCGCGACCAGATATCGTGGTTATCTTGTACACTGGTTGCGTATTTTCTTGGATGAAATGATTGACGACGCGGGTCTTGCTTACTTCAAATGACGTTGGGTGATAGGTGATTACTTCGTCGCCGATTTTGACATCTTTGATTGCGACACGCCTGCCATCGCTCATCAAGACGGTCTCGTTAATATCCAAACACTGGTACGTATTCCTAGGCGCCTGATTATGCTCTGGAAACGGAATACACGACGCCAAAATCCCGAATATCGTACTCGGATGAATCTCGCAGTGCGAATACCGATAAATATACGGGTCCATCGGGTTCTTTTCATTACGATACAAGTGCTTCGGGCGCATCGCAATCATACTGAACGCTTGTTCGTCTGGGTCGATATATTCGATGACGCCGTGGCTCGTGCTTCCGTCGCTCGCGTTCGGGCTCCCTTCGTTCGCTCCTCCGTCGCTGCTCATATGCGTCAACAAGTCGTCCCATTCCAGTTCCCGCGACGCTATCCGCGTCAACATATCCCGCGTGATATACAGGTCGTTCGTCTCCGGATTCACGAGAAGCAGCGGCCGCATCAACCGCCCCGCATCATTACAGATGCGAATCTCCGCGTGCGGGTAATCAAACACCACCGATGTGTAAATATTAATCACGCCACGCTGCTTCTTCAGCTTGAATTCGGTATACAACCGAATCGGGTCCTTCGTAATACCCACCCAGATTCCATTTACAAACACCTTCACCTGATTAAATGTATCGCGCGGCGTCAGCGTCTCAATCCGCTCAATATATTCGTCGATATGTGTGTGAAGTGATATCGGATTGCTGTGGATTGTGACATGTGTCATATAACTAATATTCTTGACGACACCGATACTACCGCCTTCTGGCGTCTCCGCCGGGCACAGAAACCCCCACGATGTATTGTGTAGCTTGCGCGGCGGAATCAGTTTCCCGCTCTTGTCAATCGGGGTATTGATACGACGCAAGTGACTCAAACTCGATGAATAGGTGAGACGGTTCAGCACCTGGGCGACACCAACCTTATTGCTGGTGAGACTCTTGATTCCGAAATCGCCGGTGGAAAGAGCGCGTTTCAGGCCGTTCTCGATGGTCGTGGACTTGATGATTTTATACATATTCGTGTCATTCACGATATTCAGGAAATCCTCCGTCGACCGCCATGACCCCGTATTGATTTCACGGACAACCTGTTTCGACATATCCTTCACCAGTTTGTTGAAATAATTGCGGAACAGATTATTCAGCAGGGTTCCTGTCAAATCCACGCGCTTATTCAAGTAGGAGTCGCGGTCGTCCTGTCTGCTGATTCCAAAGAACGCACGCAACAGTTTATGCGCCATATATCCCAGGAAGAATATCCGCTGCTTCGCGGTATTACAGTGCGGGAAGAGGTCATTGTTCAGCACCTCTAGCGCAAATTCGCGCTTCTTGATTGCGCCGGTCTCTTTATCCATATTGATTGGAGTGAATATGACCTGTGATATGAAATAGCGGACCGCGTCTTCTTGCGTCATGATATGGTTGGCATCGATAATGGACGCCTGGAGTGCTTCCAGCATTTTTGTTTTATAGTCGTCGTTGCCCGCGCCTGCTCCCGCACTTCCGCCCATCGCGCCACCGGTGCTCGCGTTGATTTGATACACGATATACTCGCAAATTTCGCGGTCTGACAATACGCCCAACGCGCGAAACACGATAAACAGGGCGATTGGTTGCTTCATACGCGGGATTTGAATGACGAGAGGGTGTCCGAACCCGTTCTGTTTGGCGACCACCATCATATTGATTTGCTTCGGCGAGATACATTTGCTGTCTGGGATGGACTTGATTTCCGCAACCCAAAGCCACTTGTTGTTGTTTTTCGCGACATTATAGCAAACTACGCGATTTTCCGCCGCGCGTTCCTGACCTAGGACCGTCTTTTCACTGCCGTTGATGATGAAATACCCGCCTGCGTCGTGCGGGCACTCTCCTGTCACATTGTGGTCGAGATGGCTGTGCTGTGTCAATACGCAGATACTGGATTTCAACATAATCGGCAGTTTCCCGATTTGGACCTTTGGGAAACTCTTGTGAATGATGGTGTGCTGGTTCGCGCCGGTCCGCACGATATACTTGATATTCATGTCAACTGTCATCATCGCGGCGTATGTGAAATTGCGAAGTCGCGCCTCTTGCGGGAACATAATCTTGGTTGCGCCGGTGTTTTCGTGGATTTGGGGGCGATACAGGTACAAATTGCTGAACGAAACTTCCACTTCGAGACGGTGCTTTTGTATTTCCTTGTCGTAATCCTGGTCGGATACGATACGCACCGGGTTAAACATATCGACCGTGCGTTTCAATTGGACGTTTACCATGTCGTTATACGACTCGATTTGATGACGGACCAATTGATCCAGATGTTTTCCTTGAAAATATGAACCAATAAGCGACCATGGTTCTTCAATATACGTTCCGATTCGGGCGGTTATTTTCTGCGAGAGCAGTGTATCGACCGCGGCGTCGGCGTCGGTGGCTGCTGGAATTGGATGTTGTGCGTAACGTGGATTCATATTTTCATAACTGTCGTGACCGTTGTCGTTGTCGTTGTCGTCGTGTCCGTCGTGTCCGTCGTGTCCGTCGTGTCCGTCGTGTCCGTCGTGTCCGTCGTGTCCGTCGTGTCCGTCGTGTCCGTCGTGTCCGTTGTCGTTGGCCGGTTTCACAGGTGCGGCAATCGGAGCAGCGGCAGAAGCAGCGGCAGAAGCCGCAGTAGGAGCGAGTGATTGTTTCTTAACGAGCTTCCTTGGCATTTTTGAGATTTGACCCGTGGTAATGTATGTATATCTCGGGTAAAACTATATTATAGTTCAATTTATTTTTATATTGTTATTGCGCGATAGTGTTCAAAACCTAATAATCGACGAATCGATAAATCGATATAAATATTCGTTTTGATATTATATTACCTGTCAGTTGCGAAAACGTCGCAGCAAATAATGTCTAACAATAACAATAACAATAACAATGTTCCACCGAAAAGACCGAGAAAACGTCATCGGTGGTGGTACGGCAATAACAATGGCAATGCCAATAACAATGGCAGCGCCATTGGGAATAAACACCAAAAAATAGACTCGTCACCGCCACCGCCGACGCCACCGCTGGTAGATAAATTGAAGAATCTCGAAAATGAACGACTCGAAAATCAAAAACAGGTAGCGAATATGGAAAAACAACTTCATGAATATTTTCATAAGACAAATACGCCATATACATATGTAGATGATACAGGGGTATATAAATTCACACCTGCGCCTGCGCCACCGCCGCCACCCGCGGCGCCACCTGCGGAACCATCCGCGCCCGCCAATCCATTTATGAATTTGACATTTAATCCTTTTATTCCGTCCACCGCGACGCCTTCGCAAGTATCTTCTTTGTTTTCGATGCCATTACTGTGGCCTTCACCGTTTAATGCGCCGACGACGGAGACGGAGACCACGCCGGCAGCGACCGCGACGACCGCGCAGACGCCGGCGGCGGCCGAGATAACAGAGGTGTTTATCAACGAAGATATCAATCACATCGATGACCTTATCGCGTTATGTGATAAATATCCGTTATCGGATACCGTCAAATACAATATTAATATGACGGCTATCCACGCGATACGCGGACCTTTGACGGACTTAACAAATATGATTGGTATGGATACGATTAAAAAGACAATCGTCGACCAAATTTTGTATTATTTACAAGAACTTCACGTGCCGGTAGGTCAGTCCGCTTCGACGGCATCGACGGCATCGACGGCATCGATGCCCGCACCACCCGCGCCGCCCGCGCCCGTTCTCAATCCGTTTACGGATCAGTTTCCACAACCGTTATTTGATTTCAAGACATTAAATCAACGCATCTCGGAAAACATCAAAAAAAAGATGAGTGAATGCGGCGGAGGTGGCGGAGGTGGCGGCGGCGACCCTATAAATTCAGCAGATTTCGCCGCACCTACAAAGGGCGATTTTATGCATACAGTGATATGCGGTCCACCCGGTTCAGGTAAAACCGAAGTCGCGAAAATCATCGGGCGGATTTTCAGTAATCTCGGTATATTAACCAAGAAAACATTTAAGAAGGTCAGTCGCAATGACCTGGTTGCTGGATATTTAGGACAAACCGCAATTAAAACGAAAGATATTATCAAGGCGTCGATTGGTGGTGTGCTTTTTATCGACGAGGCGTATTCTCTCGGGAATTCCGAGAAAAGGGACAGTTTCGCGAAGGAGTGTGTGGATACGCTGTGCGAGGCGTTGAGCGAGCATAAACATAATTGGATGGTGATTATTGCGGGGTACGAGAAAGAACTCAATGATTGTTTTTTCAGTTTAAATGAAGGGTTGAATTCGCGATTTACATGGCGGTTTAAACTCGATAATTATAAACCGGGCGAATTGAAATCCATATATGAAAAACAGGTGCGGGATTTTGGTTGGACGATTGCGGCGGCGGGGGCGGTGTCCGATAAGCACGGACACAGACACCGATTACGCGACGAGTGGTTTGCGGAACATATGGATTATTTCACGTCATACGGGCGTGATATGGAGACATTATTTACAAAAACGAAAATCGCACATAGTCGGCGGGTATTTTGCCTGCCTCTCTCTGCGAAAACCGAGATTACGATGACAGATTTAGAAAATGGGTTCAAATTATTTATTGAAAACCCGGAAGTCAAGGAGCGAAAGGAGCGCGGGAGTGGCGGCAGCGGCTCTTATATGAAAACACTTTATTTATGAACCCGCCGGTCCACCGGTCCGGTATTCATTGTAGTATCTTATAGACTATATATAAGATACTTCATCACAATCCTTCAGGGATATACGATAATTATACGATAATTATACGTTATTATATAGACGTTATAATATTCATACAAATTATCTGAATAATGAGCGATAGAAAAAGTATAGTTATAAATTCGGCGTCTTTGCTAGGTGGCGGAAGTGGTAGTAAAAGAGGCACACGACGCGCGAAAGGGAGCGACGGCAGCAGCGGCGCGAGCCGGAGATTACGACCAAGTTCAATCGTTCAACCAAGCACGCTTAAAAAAACACTTCTCGAGAGAATTAAACAACATCAACGATTGCGAGAACAAGGGCGGGAAAGCGACCGCGACCGGGACCATGCGTCTACGTCTGCGTCTGCGTCTACGTCTGCGTCTGCGTCTGCGTCTGCGTCTACGCCCGCTGCGTCCGATACATCATCCGCATTCACACAATCGATGGATTTCTTACGGAAATTAGCATTAAAAAAACGACAGAATGCGACACAGCGAAGGTCCTCGTCGTCGTCGCACGTGCCTTCATTGGCAGTGGAAACCGCAAGAACACCCGAAGCCAAAATGTTGAATCAGGTCGCGGATACATTACATCATGGTGAAATTATTACAAATACCGGGTTGATTGGGTTGCCGGTAATCAATACAGATATATCATCGATAATATCATCGAATCCCATGGCACAGGCAGCATCCGCAGCAAACGTCACTGCTATGGCGACAATTCCGATGATGGGGATGCCGTTTGGGGTGACTCCACAGTCGTCGTCGTCGTCGTCGTCGTCGTTGGTGCCGACGATACCGAATATCACCGAACTGGCAGACCTTTATAATTCAACAGTGGCGTCCGCAGATAATTCAAATACTAATACCCCCTCCGACGACGCTGCCACCGCGAAGACGACGACGACGGCGTCGGATGACCACCCGATTCATGTGCCAGAAGACCCGGAGTCTTTTCTTCCATCTATTTTCATCAAGGACGCGCCGCCTCACGGATGTTTGAAAAATGGGTCGAAACCTACATTTCGCGAATGGGCGAATAAAATGCTTCATAAACCGGTGGAAGCTATCAAGAATATGTTCGGCGGCGGTGACGGCGGGGACGGTGGCGGTGACGGCGGCGGTGACGCGGCGGCGGAAATGGACGGCGGTGCCGCCGGTGGTGCTAGAAAAACGTTAACAAAACATCATGAAAATATTTCCGGAATGCGTATGAAAATCCGTAGAACCCAGAAAAAGAAGTATCGTATTGGGAAACATGACAACGTTGTCGGTGTATTGCTTAAAAACAAAGAAGCACAACGACATATTCAAAAACAGCATCTCGCGCTGAAACAAAAAACAATCGGCGAAATCCGGAAACATTTATACGAACATCATTTACTTAAAATCGGTTCAAATGCTCCGCCTGATGTTCTTCGCCGGATGTATGAAGATTCGATTTTGACCGGTGAAGTCAAGAATACGAATAATGGAGTGTTATTACACAATTTTCTGTCGGGGGAGTCGTAGGGAACGTTCGCTAGCAATGCGTTTGGCCTGGGACTTGTTCCCGGGTACGCATCAACAATGCGTACATATATACACCGTATTCTCCGGCATCGACCGCACCCCCGTGTCCAGTATACTATTACCCCCCGGAAACAACAAGTCTTCCAGTGTGCGTCCGTGAATATGAAACTTCCGCGCCTTTTTCAATAGAATCGGAATATCGCGTTGTTGGCGTTTTAGGATGAGGTCGTCATAAATATACTGAATCACATAATCCACCAAATATGTTTCCAATTCGATAAACATCGGGTCGCTGCGTCCGATATTCCCGATTTCGCATGTATCTGACGCAGCCGCTCCGCCGCCGCCGCCGCCACCACCGTGACCGTGGCCGTGGCCGCCATGCCGACCATTATTGATATTTCGGTCACTCCGCGTGTCCGCATTGTAATAATCGTTTATCCGGATTGGAATATTGAATTTGTAATTCCAGAATGTATCGCATGAGATACGCACATCCAGCGTAATCATCGGTATGTTGTTTCTACGAAAAGCGTCCATTGTGTCTATTATTATACTGGATATTATCCACATACTTTTAAGTATTATATCTCTCTGATAATAATACATAAAACGAAAACGACATTATCATATACCTACTGATTACGTACGCACATAAATACGTAATGAACATCTGTATTCGAAACCCGATAACCCGAGAATGGACCGCGTCTGTGGGTCGCGGCAGTGGCGGCGGCAGCGGCGTGTCACCAGCCATCCGTGACGCTTATGCGGGATATAAAGAACGTCCGAATTATTACCGAGAGAAGCCGCATTTTACCGGCGAGTATATCGTGTATCGCCCCGATAATGACCCGTATTTGCCGACCTATATCGCGCGGCAGGCAGATATTCTTCCTCGGAATAACCTCGCAAATAATATCATAATTACTCAAGAGATTCATGACACGATGTCCTCGTCGTCGTCGATGCCGATGCCGATTATGGATATGAACGATGTCGCTGTTTTTATAGTTGATAATCCCGCAATGGCCCGTGCGAATTGGTTGCCCGCTCGCGAGTATCAGGCATGGGCTTATCGCGATTTTATATACGACGAACATCGAAGTATCACGAAATCATATATGTCACGCGGGACATCGCCGGTTGCGTACGAATCCAACGACCGGATTCTTGCGAATCAAATTGTTACCATCCCCTTACCAGGTATATCGTCGAATATCGTGTTTAATATCTCTCGAAACGATAATAATAGTGTGTACTTCGAGAGAAATGACGCCGTGGGGTCGCGGACACGGATATGCGATAACGAATATGCGCGGGCGGGGTATCTCGGGTTTTATACACGGATAACGATGGACCCGGGGATGATAGTTATTCCGCCGTCGTCGTCGTCGTCGTCGCCGTCGTCGTCGTCGTCGTCGCCGACTACGGCATTGCTCTCTACCGCACACCTCCCCGCACCCGAAGAAACCGACAACGAAGAACATCAGTGTATTCTGTGTTTTAAGTTCCGCGTCAATGCACGATTCTCGCCGTGTGAACACCACGTTTGTTGTTCGGCATGTTATTCCAAGATGGCGAAGAATGAATGCCCGGTTTGTCGTGCGGTGATTACGCGGGTGATGAATGTATAATAAAGGCAACATGCGAGAGATATATATCATCGCCGAGAGATTTCATCTATTCGTTAATAAGACGTATCATCATCAATGGCACTTATTAAAGAGTATTTTACATTAACCGAGAGATATACAGCGGAATATGGACCGAATACGGTCGTCCTCCTTCAAGTCGGCGCGTTCTTCGAAGTCTACGGACAATTAATTACTCCGGCCGCGGGCGCAGGCGTCACGTGTTCGGGCAGTCGTATCGATGATTTCTGCGTGATATGCGAACTGGCGAAGGCGAATAAAACCCCGGGGTTCGTTATGGCGGGATTTCGCGATTATGGACTGGATAAGTATTTGAAGAAAATACAGGATGCGGGGTATACCGCGGTTGTTTATGTCCAGGACGGCGTGAAGAATCCGCCGGTGCGTGTTTTACAGGGGATTTATTCGCCGGGGACGTTCTTTTCGACGGATATTGCGGGTGCGGGAGGCACGAGCACGGGTGCGGGCGCACTGTCCAATAATATCGCGTGTATCTGGATTGAGAAAATCTCTCGGAATGCTATATCCGGAGGCGGAGGCGGCGGTGGAAGCAACGTCCTCATCATGGGAATGACGAATATAGATATTTATACAGGACGCTCGACTATATTCGAAACAGAGAATAAGGATACACATAATCCTACTACATATGACGAAGTCGAGAGATTTATCTCGTCATATGGACCCTCGGAAGTGATTATTATCTCGAATCTCTCGACGAGAGAAGTTGAAGACGTTATTCATTATACAAATATACAGGCGAAGATGATTCATCGGATACCCACCGGGGGCGGTGGCGGCGCAGGGGCCGGTGCCGTGAAGGCCGAGAGATGCTCTAAACAAGTCTATCAAATGGAAGTATTAAACACTTTTTATCCAAATGGTCACGCCAAATCTCTCGAACAATCGTTTATGAACTATGAATATGCGACCCAGTCGCTTGTATTTCTCCTGAACTTCATCTACGAACATAATCCGAACCTAGTTTCTAAGATACAAGAGCCCGTCTTTGAAAACATGTCCGAGAGATTGGTCCTTGCGAATCATTCATTACGCCAATTGAATATCATAGATGATGGGAATAGCGTGAGCGGTGGCGGCGGCGGTCGCCTGAGTTCAGTATTGTCTTTATTAAATCATACAATTACACCGATGGGTTCTCGTGCGTATAAATACGCGCTTTTACATCCGATATTCTGCGCGGCCGACCTAGAGCAGGATTATGCGATTACCGAGCATATTCTCTCGGTGAACGACGACGACGCTACCGCCGCCACCGCCACCGCCGAGACCATGACCATCAGTGTTGGAATGATGCGCGAGAGATTAACATATATGAAAGATATCGAGAAACTCCATCGTCATATTATTCTACGCAAGATTACACCTTATCATGTATTTGTGTTGTTTCATAATATGCGCCATATCCGGGAGTTATATACGATGACCGCTGGGACGAGAGACGCTCCGCTCGCCAGGTATCTCTCCAAGAGATGGAATATCCAGGATGACATTGTCGGGAAGAGTACGATCCTACTTGATTTATTTGAAAATACATTGAATATTGAATTATGTAGTGGTATCACGGATACTTTATTTGAAACCAATATTATTAAGCGCGGGATATCCGCGGAACTGGACAAACTAACTGACGAGTACATGTACACCCAGAAATCTCTCGAAGAGGTCCAGCGGCTACTGAATGAACTCATACAGGCGGGTGAGCGTCCGATGGGGGGCGCGGGCGCAGCGGGCGGCGCGGGCGACCCGGCGGATTACGTCAAACTCCACGAAACCGATAAGATGGGAATTTCATTACAAGCGACCAAACGGCGCACGAAACTACTGGAAGACCGGATTAAGAAACTACCCCCCAGCGGTAAAGTGATTATGATAAAAATAAAGGATATCATTGGTGAGCGTATATACGCATTCGATACGTCAGCGTTGACCTACCCGGCGACATCTGGGAGTAACAATACCATCCACAGCCAGCAAATCTACGAATTATGTGCGGCGGTTGTGTCCTTGCGTGTAAAAATATCGGATATGGTGTCCCTGCTTTATTATGGATTTATTGATTCTTTACATGAATACTACCACGATTTCGAGAATATGACCGCATTCGTATCGGCGGTAGATATGATACAGAATCGGTGCTACGTTGCGCGGAAATACCGGTATTGCCGGCCGGTCATTGCGGCGGCGTCGGGCACGTCATTTGTCCGCGCATCCGGGCTTCGTCACTGCCTCATCGAGAGAATTAATGAAGAAGAATGTTATGTGACCAATGACGTGGAATTAGGAGGAGGAGGACCGGACACAGCATCCGGGATGCTGCTTTATGGCACAAACGCCGTCGGGAAAACCAGTCTCATCCGCGCAATCGGCGTCGCTGTTATTATGGCACAGGCCGGATTCTATGTCCCCGCATCGTCGTTTGTATACCACCCCTACCGTGCCATTATGACACGTATTCTCGGCAATGATAATCTATTTAAGGGCTTATCCACGTTCGTTGTTGAAATGTCCGAACTCCGCGTGATTCTACGAATGGCGGATGAACACACCCTCGTGCTTGGTGATGAGTTATGCTCTGGGACTGAAATGGACTCCGCGATTAGTATCTTCGTAGCCGGCTTACAGCACCTTTACCGCTCCGGCGCTTCGTTTATCTTCGCCACACATCTCCATGAAATCACCGGGTATAGCGAAATCCGGGAGATGTCGTCGGCGCGTCTTCGTCTCGCACATATGCGCGTATTTTATGATAAGGCGCGCGATACACTCGTCTATGACCGTAAACTCCAGGACGGCGCAGGCGAAAGTATGTATGGTCTTGAAGTATGTAAGTCGCTCCACTTGCCGGACGATTTCCTGGAAAATGCGAATATGATACGTGTCAAATATCGCGGGGTAAGCACAAAAACACCGACGGCGAGTATTTTAGATGACGCAACGCCGTCACGGTATAATGCAGCGAAACTGCGGCGGTTATGCGAATTGTGCGAAAAGTCGCGCGGGACTGAAATCCATCATCTACAGCATCAAGAGAACGCGGATGCTGACAATTTCATCGGGCATATTCATAAAAACCATCCGGCGAATCTGGCGTCGATATGTGAGGCATGTCATCGCGAGATTCATACGACGGGAGTAGAACATGTGAAAGTGAAAACGGGGAAGGGTGTGCGGATTGTGGCGAAACGGAGCACGGGCACGACCGCGACGCCGTGATATTATCTAATCATAATGTAATTGGATTGTATTGTATTCGGGTAACAATGGAAAAAGTATCAAACGCATTGACAGCAATCAAAGACGCATCTGTTTCCGGCGCATCAGCCGTGGGCGGGGTATTCTCTTCAACAGCAGAAAGCGGTGTGTCTATGTTTAAAGGAACAAGTTTAGGTGAATCATTTTTCAAGAATATAAGCATGATTCTAGTAGTTGTGTTTATTTTATTGGGAGGTGTCTTATATATCGAATTCGCGAGCAGTAGAGCCAATGACGCAACGGGCACAACCGGCCCTAAAAAGGAATTCGTAGATAGAACAGTTTATATTGAACCGAATACGGGTCTCGACGACGGGGCCTCCGCCGCCGCCGTATCACGCGCCCTTCCCACCGACGTCCCATGGACCGTCCCCGCATTAAGCATCCGAAATGAACTTAAAGAGGCATTCGGGTCGAAATACACCGAAGCAGAACTGGAGAATATTCATACGAAATGTAGCGATAAATTCTGTGTCATGAACCAGAAATCACCGGAGGATTTAGAGAAGGCGTGTAATTCAGTGACGTCGCGGACGATGTGCGGGACGAAGTGCTGCTGCGGATGGACGAAATACGTTGGATTTGAAGGTGATAATGATCCGACGGTTGTTATGAATACGGCGGAGGCGAATGTTAAAGACCCTAGCGGGGCTAGTGCGACGGTGCCTGGGAAGTGCGTGGCGGGGAATTCAAAGACGCCATTTGACCGCGTAGATAACCAGAACCAGGCGCGCGATATTGATTATTATTATTATTTAGGACAGTGCGTTGGTGGGCGCGGTTGTATGAATAAAGGCGCCATCAGGACGTAATCGGATTATTATTTTATACGATATTTATATAGTCGGATATAATGAACCAGAAGCAGACCGGTGGATGGCTTATGTCGCAGACACGTTCGCCGTCTCGTACTAAAAAAGACACTCCACACTCAAAAGAACGAAGTCGATTACAAAAACAGTCGCAGTCGCAGAATGGTGGACGCCGTCGTAAGAACACGATGCGGAAGTTGCGTCGTGGGAGGAAGAGTAGGAAGGTGATGAGGGGGGGGGGTGGGTGATTATGATTTTACTAGGTTTGAATCGAGTAAAATAAGGGATGCAATTAACACATACAAGGATCGAAAAGGTAATGAACAACCGCTTTCTAAAAATCTAGATAAAATATTAGAGAATGAAATAGGTAAACAATTAACTGAATCTACAGATATCATTCCTGCTTCAAAACTCGGAATTATGTTAATATTAAATCCAACATTCGGTAATTAAAATTGATATATAAAAACAATATGTTATCATATATCAATACACTTCGTTACTCACTTCGTTACTCACTTCGTTACTCACTTCATTCGTTACTCACTTCGTTCGTAATTCGCTCACTCATCCTTCACCAATGATCATCCCCGTCAAATGCTTCACTTGCGGCAAAGTTATCGCTGACAAATACCGATACTATTTAGCCGAAGTGCGTAAAATAAAGCTTTCCCGCGACCTCGATGTGGACAAGGTTATCTACCTCACCGCGGAATATATCGACAAGACGCCGGAAGGCGAGGTTATGGACACGTTAGGGCTTACGAAGATGTGCTGCCGCCGGCATATGTTGACGCATGTAGATATTGTTTGAGTTCGGCGTCGCATAAATGTTCCGTCGCTGGCGAGAGTTTATTATTTATGTTAAATTATATATTCGTATTTTTATAATAATAATATATATCAAATGGCTAGTCGTCGTCGTAATAGTAGTAAGAAGAGTGTGGGTAAGCGCCGTCGCAATGGCAATGGTAAGCGCACAGAAAAGAAAACGCACAAATGGTATCAGCGCGGATGCCAAAGCCAGACAGGCGGCGGGAGTATGACCGGGGGGTGGGCGTGGGGGCCAAGTGACGTCCATCATCAAACGGGCGGAAACGACCCCGTCCCACATTCCATCAACGGCAATCATTACGCCCTGAATACCGCTACTGTAGCACCCCCCCAGGCGAGTAATGCGATTATTGAAAGGCACAATACACAAACCGCGGGCAGTCATCGTCGTGGACATCGTGGTCGCGGTCGCGGTCGTGGTCGTGGTCGTGGTCGTAGTGACTCGAAGAGCCGCCGTAAGGCCGGCACAGATAAATCCCGCAGGATTGCGTGCCAGAGTGGTGGCGGGGTTATGGAATTTTTGCCGGAAATCACAAGAATCGCGGGGAATTCCGCATTAGAGACACCATCTAGTATCGTTCACGGATTACAAGGACCGGCAACTGGGTTCGTTTCATCGAATCCAACATCACAACCTATTGGACAACCTATTGCTTTGAAATAATGTTTTTGTAATTATATATTATATATCGTGATAATGGATAATATATACTCAAAGGTGCGTTCTTTAAGCACTCCCGCCATTATTTATTTTGTTCTCGCATTATTTATCACATTGGGTCGGTGTTTAAGCAGGTTAGTTTGCGCCAACCGTTCGAGTAAGTGCGATATAGAGACGACAGTGTTAGAGACAATTTATTTAGTAGGATTTATCTGTATTTGGACTTGGCTTATCAACAAGGTGTATTTCCGCGGAAATCATAAAATATCGTGGGTTATGTTACTTTTCTTTCCCGGGGCTTATTATTAGATAGACATAGTCGCCATAAATATATAATACGGTATATATTTATATTTATATATTTATATATATATATATATATAATACAAACCGTAATGGATGTTATCACTCGTATTCGCTCATTATGCACCCCAGCATTTGTGTTTTTCTTCATTTCCGTAATTTCATTGTTCCTTATGATTTTTGAGAATATCCAAAATACACATTCGTATTGTTTCGGAAATGTCAGTTGTAATGTCGCCAATACGTCGATGGTCTTCATCATTAAAATAGTGTTTATTGTCGCATGGACGTGGTTTTTAGATATATTATGCTCGCGCGGTTATGAGCGTCTATCGTGGTTTATCGTTCTTCTTCCATATATGCTATTATTTTTTGTTTTGATGTTCGTCGCAACCGAAATTAAGAATACGGGCAAATTGAACGAGGCAAGTATCGCGATCCAGCTTCAAGGTAACAATGACGCGTTTGGAAGTATGATGCGGTTTTAGATTCGAACTCGCGTTCGTTCGTTCGTTCATTTCATTCATTTCATAAATCATCGCATTCGCGGATTCATTTCATAAATCATCGCATTCGCGGATTCATTTCATAAATCATCGCATTCGCGGATTCATTTCATAAATCATCGCATTCGCGGATTCATTTCATAAATCATAATAAACAATTTTCATTATGATTTCATATATGATATTCGTTAAATATTGTGACTATATAATAGAAGCAGTAATATATACGAAGTATGGATTCCGACCCAGAACTTCCGTGGAAAGTAATCAATCGTCTATTCAATGACGACCCACAAATGATGATTCGTCATCATATAGACTCATACAACGATTTCTTCGGGAAAGGGATTTTCAAGATATTCCGCGAGAGAAACCCTATTATCCTCCAGAAAGAGCAGGACCCAGATACACAAGAGTTCAATCTTCGCTGTGAATTGTATTTAGGTGGAAAAAATGGCGACAAGGTTTATTTCGGAAAACCGGTAATCTATGACGACGACCGCGAACATTATATGTTCCCAAATGAGGCACGGTTGCGCAATATGACCTATGGAACCACGATTCATTATGACGTCGATGTCGTGTTTAAAATTGCGGTTCCGGACAGCGGCGAGGGCGGCACCGGCGGCGGCGGGCGTCGCATCGAGGTTACAACCGCTACGCTCGAGAGAATTCTCCTCGGCCGATTCCCCATCATGATTCAATCCAATCACTGTATTTTACATGGCCTTGAGCCAAAGGCCCGTTTTTATATGGGCGAATGTAAAAACGACTACGGCGGGTATTTCATCATCGATGGCAAGGAAAAGACGATTATCTCCCAAGAGAAATTCGCCGATAATATGATTTACATCCGCGAAAACAACGAGGACAATGTTTATACGCACGCCGCCGATATTCGCACCGTCAGCGAGGATGCGTCCAAACCCGAGCGCACTCTCTCCGTGCGTATCGTCGCACCCACCAGCCTCCTCACGAACAAACAAATCGTCGTGAATATCCCGAATGTGCGTTCACCCGTCCCCCTGTTCATCGTGATGCGCGCACTCGGCGTCATTTCCGACCGCGATATCCTCGAATTCTGTCTGCTTGACCTCGATGAAAACGCCGAACTCCTCGATAATTTCATCCCCTCCATCCACGACGCGAACAAGATATTCACGCAGGAAGGTGCGATTAAATTCATCGCGACACTCACCAAATCGAAGACCATCCCGCAAGTCCACGATATCCTGATGAACTATTTCCTCCCCCAGGTAGGTGAGACGAATTATATCCAGAAGGCGTATTTCCTCGGGAATATGGTGTATAAATTACTCCGTGTATCTCTCAAAATCGACGCACCCACCGACCGCGACAGTTTCAAATTCAAGCGTATCGAATTAAGCGGGGCGCTGATTTTCGACCTATTCAAGGAGTATTACGCGCTTCAGCAGCAGCATATCCGTCTCTCGATGGACCGCGAATATTTCAAAGACCCGAAGAAATACGAGAAGAATTTCGTCGGTCTTATCCAGATGAACTACCAGGAATTCTTCCGCGAGCGTATCGTGGAGAACGGATTCAAAAAAGCATTTAAAGGGAATTGGGGTGCAACGGAGCATACAAAACGGATAGGGGTCATCCAGGACTTGAATCGGTTGTCCTATAATTCGTTTCTATCGCATCTGCGTAAAATCAACCTGCCGATGGATAGCAGTGCGAAAATCGTGAAACCGCGTATGCTTCACGGGTCGCAGTGGGGCATGATTGACCCGGTGGATTCACCGGACGGTGCGAATATCGGGTTTCATAAACATCTCGCATTCGGGACGCGGATTACGAATCACTGCTCGGCGTATCCTATGACTTTATGGTTACGCGAAGTCGTGAAGATGCACCTTCTGGAAGAAAGCACTAGAATGTTCCTGTATTATACGACGAAAGTGTTCGTGAATGGGACGTGGGTGGGTGCGGTGACTCGGCCAGAGGAAACGATGCGCCTTATTCGCCTCCACCGGCGCAATGCGCTTATCCCGATTTATATCAGTTGCCGATGGGATATTAAAAACAATGAAATTCATATCTATACGGACGCGGGACGTCTTTGCCGGCCTATTTTCTATATTGATGAAGAGACGGGGCGGCCTAGTTACGATAAAGACGAAATCCTGGAAATGATACGCGGGGGGAAAGCGTCGTGGGAGCAAATGACGACGGGATTTACCGCGAAGTCGGACCCGACGTTTCAGGCGGCGCATTGTAATTATTATACCATCGATGAGCTTTATGGTCGCGCACATGATACATCTGCGTTGTCCGCAAAACAGAAAGTCAGCGAGGATGTCGCGCGTGTAAATACGATACAGGATTTCCGGCGTTTGAAGGCGACACAGGCCATCATCGAATATATCGATACTTCGGAGACGGAATCCACGTTGATTTCAATGACCCATAAATTCGAGAGGCCTGTGGCGGCGAGCACAGGCACCGGCAGTGGCAGCGAGAGCGACAGTGGCAGTGGCAGCGGCAGCAGTGAGAGTGAGAGTGAGGGTGAGAGTGAGAAGGAGGAGGAGGTGAGCGAACCGGTCGAGGAGGAGAGCGATGTAGGCAGTCGCGGCACTGGAGGTCTTTCGCCGAGAACATTCGCCAAGGCGCAAGAAGTCGACCGACGTATGCGTGAGAAGCTGCGAAAGGACGCGCAGACCGGGGGTGCTGGCGGCGCAGCCGCGGTACACAAACACCGCCGCAAACACCGCCGCCGTAAGCACCGCCGTAGTAGCAGTAGTAAGCGCCGCAGTAATTCATTATCCGCCGACGGAAAACATTACACGCATGTTGAAATCCATCCGTCGCTTGTTATGGGTGTCATGGGAAACCAAATCTGCTTCCCGGAAAATAACCCAGTCGCGCGTAATGTCTTCGGATGCGGACAAGCCAAGCAAGCCGCGTCTCTGTATCATAGCAACTACCAGGTCCGTATTGATAAAATGGGCGTCGTCATCAATAACGGTGAAACCCCCATCGTGAAAAGCCGGTATCTCGACCTCATTAATCGTGAAGAACATCCTTGCGGTTTTAATGCCATCGTCGCGATTATGTCGTTCAACGGATACAATGTCGAAGACTCGATTCTTTTCAATGAGGCGAGCATCAAACGCGGGATGTTTCGAATCACGTATTACAATATGTATGAAGCACGCGAAGAAAGCAGCAGTGTTCGCGGCGCACAGCGAGATACCCGGTTCGCGAATATCCAGAAGGAAGGCGCAATCGGTATTAAACCAGGGTACGATTACAGTTATCTGGATGACAATGGTCTTATTCGCGAAAACACCGAGATGGATGATAAGAAAGTCGTTATTGGGATGGGGTCGGTGAGTATCCAAAACGAGGGCGCGCAGATGCGCGATATGTCGACGATGCCAAAGAAGGGACAACTCGGTTTCGTAGATAAAGCATTTATGACGGAGGGCGAGACCGGTTTTCGTATCGGAAAAGTCAGAATCCGCGAGGAACGTTTCCCGTCCATCGGCGATAAGTTCTGCTCTCGTTGCGGTCAGAAGGGGACGGTCGGGTTGATTATTCCGGAGAAGGATATGCCCTTTACGAAGGACGGGATTCGCCCGGATATTATTATCAATCCACATGCGATTCCGACACGTATGACAATTGGGCAACTCATCGAGTCGCTTATGGGGAAGGCGTGCGTTCTTACCGGCGGATTCGGTAACTGTACCGCCTATACAAACAACGGGACCAAACACGAATCGTTCGGGTCTGTTTTGACCGGCTATGGATATCATTCATCCGGCACCGAAGTATTATACAATGGAATGACGGGAGAGCAAGTAAAGAGCGATATTTATATCGGCCCCACTTACTATATGCGTCTCAAACAGATGGTCAAAGACAAAATCAATTATCGGTCACAGGGTCCGCGCACCCAACTTACACGTCAGACGGTCCAAGGTCGCGCGAATGACGGCGGTCTGCGTGTCGGTGAAATGGAGCGTGATGGAATATTGGGTCACGGCGCATCGCATTTTCTAAATGAGTCGCTTATGGTGCGTGGTGACGAATATCATATGGCCGTCTGTAATAAGTCGGGCATGATTGCGATTTACAATCCGAACCAGAATCTATTTATGAGCCCGATGGTGGATGGACCGATTAAGTATTCGGGGGCGTTGACGGATGCGGCGGCGGCGGGTGGCACGGCGGGCGGCGGCGGCGCAAGCGTCATCCAAATGACGAAATTCGGGCGTTCATTCAGCGTTGTGCGTATTCCTTACTGTCTCAAATTACTTATGCAAGAATTGCTGGTGATGAACGTCCAGATGCGTATTATAACTGACGATAATATCGACCAACTTCCTAGCATGTCATATTCGAATAATGTGTATAAGGTGCTGAAAGATGGTCGCGGTGCGATGGGTGTAGATGATATCATCGAGAGAAATAGGTTGGCGGCGGGATTGAAACCGCGTCCTCCGGTGTCGTCGACGCAAGGACGGGGTGCCGCGGGCGCGGACGAAGACGAATCCGGAAAAGGCAGTCGCGTTTATTTACCGTCTCGTAGCGAGGCGGAAGAAGAGGCGGCGGCGGCGGCGGCGTCTGGATTGGGTGCCGGCGCGTTTATGAAACCACTTGACGTAGATGACCATCCCGAAGACATTATTCTTGATTTGGATATTGATACGAAGGCGAGTATTCACAACTTCGGTTGGCGATTCGCGTTGAAACCGGATATTGCGCGCCAGATGCGCGGTGCCGGCGGCGGAAAGGGCGGTGGCGGTGGCGGTGCGGCGGCGGCGGCGATGACGATACAGGATTTAACCGGCGAAGACCTTGTCCTTGAATCCGTTATCCTGGATAAGAATGGCGAACCTACTGAGCAATGGTCGATTAGCGGCGCACAATGGGTCGGTGATTACCCTACACGATTCCCCGATGGATGGTTATCTGGAATGCTTGTTTATCCGGATGATAGCCCGATTGCTCCAAGCGATATGGTGGAAGAATTGCGTAAAACACGCAAACCGCTCAATTGGGTTCGCGCGATTATAACGTTGATTGAAAAGCGGATTACACGAAAGTCGCGCAGTGCGTATGAGAAGACCAATAATGTCATGGACGAAAATTCGCGAAATATCGCGGCGAATGCGAAAGAATTGGAGCGCGTATCTAGCGAAATCGAGCGCGCGAAGCGTGAAGGGAATGTCGCGGAAGAGGAGCGCCTGAAGGTTCAAATGACGCGACTTACAGACGAACGCACGACGTTGAATGCGCTGCGCCGTGATATTGAGTTCAGTTCGGGGAATGAAGAAGCCGCCGCCGCCGCCGCCGAATCGGATGAAGGTCAGCCCAAGACACCGGGTTATAGTAGCATTTTGGATACTTCTCCTGTCGCCCCAGGTGGGGGAGGTGGCGGCGGAGCGGCGGAAGATGCGAACCGTCTGCGTGGTGCCGTTGCTTCATTTAATGAGAAGATGTTGGAGAAATACGGTAAAGACGACGAGAATATACCGAGCACGGACACGAGCGCGAGCACGAGCGAGCCAAGCACGCCAAGAACGCCACCGTATTCATCATCGATGTTTGAAGGCGGTGGTCAGCGCGGCGGTGGTAGCCATGGCCGTGGCCACACCAGTAATTTTATCCCCCAAATCCCGACAGGTGTCCTTGAAAGTTATTTGAGTTCGCGTTATTCGGGGGGCGCGGCGATGAACCCGGTGCAATCGGCGGCGATGGCTCCATTTCAACAAATGGGCGGTGGCGCTGGCACTGGTGGAAGTAACCTAGGAAGTATGATGACGATGAATGTTCCGGTAGTTGCGACGATGCCGATGGCGGGGATGATGCCTGTTCAGGCCCAAGGAGGCGGCGGCGGCGGCGGCGGCGGCGGCGGTCAGTTTCCAGGACAGGCACAACAGTCACAGCAGGCACAGCAACCGGCTGCGCAAACAGGCGGCGCCGCACCGCCCATGGCATCCCCGACCCCAAATGAAGCGGGTGTTAAAACATTTTCCATAAATTTACATCGTTAACTATTGAAATCCACACAGAGGACATACAATAAATACTAATCCTAGTAATAAATTGAATAATAAAGATTTATTACTATTATATATTAAGACATTGGCTCATTATACATTCGCTCATTACATTCGCGATGGCATCCAATACTACCCATGTATCCAGCGGAACGATTTCCACCTTATTTAAATCAAGGAACATCCTTCTTCAATTACTCGAAAAACAGGGGATGGATGTTTCCAATTATACGGATTATGGTGTTGCGGAAATCCAGACGATGTATGTCAACAACCAGCTCGATATGCTGCTTTCCACGGAAAAGGATGTCCATCCATCACGGAAGGTATATGTCAAGTATCATTTAGCCAAAACATTGCGCCGCGAAAATATCAACCATATGATTGACGACCTCTATTATTTAGAGCAAGCGCTTCAGCCAACCGACACACTCATTATTGTTATGAAACAGGAGGTCAATGACACAATCACTAATATTCTGAACGAGATTTGGGAAAAGGACCGGATATTCATTGTGATTTACTCACTTGACCGCCTTCAGTTCAATATCCTGGAGCATCAGTATGTTCCCGAACACGTGGTTTTAAGCGAAACCGAACAAGAGGCGGTGGTCAAGAAGTACAATATTACGGATATGAAACAGCTGCCGAGTATTTCGCGCTACGACCCGGTGGCGCTTGCGATTGGGATGCGCCCAGGTCAAGTTTGTAAAATAACCCGGCCGAGCAAAACATCGGTCACGAGTTTGTACTTTCGCTATTGTATTGCGAAATAATGAAATGGAATCGACGGAATCGACGGAATCGACGGAATGAAATCGTCGGAATGGAATCGACCGTATTTTTTTATTTTGGTATTATAACTGAAATAATAAAATAGAACAAGAATGTCGTGTGATACTGCGGGAACACCATACAATATAAATGGAACATCTTACGTAGTTTCAGCCTCTCCATCCGAAGACGATAAAGAAGTATGTCGCGCAACTAAAATACTCGAGAGATTACATAAGGAATTCACCGAAAAGTATTATACTACCGCAGGTAAGGGGACTGATGCCACAAAGACCCTTGTCGATGGCGCAGCAGCGAATACCCCCAGTTACTATTTACGGAAGCAGCCAATATCTAATGCGTCGGTGGCGGATAGTGAAGAGGTCAACAGGTTTTACCTGAATAGTATAAATAGTGATGCGGCGAGTGGTGCTTATAGAGGAGATGTTTTTTATCGTAAAATGACATCGGCTATTATGAAAGGCGTAACTGATGACACAGAAAGTACATACAACACCGCCCCCAATTCAATCACCGGGCTAACCAATTTTAATTCGGAAAGTGCATTTAAAGGAATATATGGTCTGAATCGAGTCAACGATATATTAGAAGCAAAAATAAATACAATTTTGACAGGATTATCACTGCCACCACCGTCATCATCGGCCTCATCAGGCGACGCGATTACAAAATTCGGCCAACGCAAGGAAATAAAGAATACATTAGAAGAAGTGGCATATCGCGAGAACCAGATTTACCGAGAGAAATTCTTGAATATTATTTTGATTGTGGTGGGTATATTTGTAGTGGGGTCGCAATTGGTCCAGAAGTATTTTAGTGGCAGCGATGGTGGCGGTGGTGGTGGTGGCGCTGGTCTCAGTGGTTTATTCGGGTTTGGGTTTGGTGGTAGTGGAGGATTATTTAGTCGGTTTGGTGGATTAGGGCTGGGAAGTAGCGGGCGGTCGCACTTTGATGTCGGAAATTTATTCAAAAATAGTTCGTATACATTAAAGCAACGGTAATGGAATGGAATGGAATGAAATGGAATCGAATGGAATCGAATGGAATCGAATTCTTATATGTTATAATATTAGATATCTTATAACATAATACAAAAATGTCAAATATCGTAGCTAGAGAAATACCGTATAATAAAGAAAAATCCCTATTATTTCCGAACGCGACACCATTTTCAATTGATAATTTTCAAACTAAGGCAGCGGGCAGCGGGGGCAGCGAGCCCCCTATACAAATAAACAATGACGCGGCTTTAGATAATACGTTATCTGCACTTATGACCGAGTATTCCGCAGATACCGGCGGAAAGGGTGGATCCGCCTCAGCCGAGAAATCCACTTCTGAAAAGAAAACAGAAGGAATGTTGACCGGAACAAGTCTTAATATGAATCTGCTTCAGGGCGACCTTTTTTCATATGGAAAATATGACACGTTAAAAAACCCGATTCAACCGTTTACGCCCGCACAACAGGCGGGCGGCGGCAGCGGCGGCAGCGGCGGCATTGTTTCGTATAAAGAGGGACTGACCAATGATGTCGCTGGAACATCGACTTCATCGTCGAATACTGTAACAACGAGGACCACTGGCACAACCAGCGCCGGAAAAAGCCAGAACTTGCTTGACCTTGAAAAGAAATTAAGTGAATTGACCACGGATTATACGACGCAGTATCGGTTGTATACGGATGACTTGCTTACACGGGCGCGGTTTCTTCAAACCAATAACCAGTATACGGGTAAACTCGTCCGCGATATCTCGTATTCGGGAACAGACGCAAGCGCCGCTTTTTATTACGTGAATCCATTCGGATATACCCATCGGTATAAGGATTTGTCATCTGTAATGTTATACGATAGTAAGACGTGTCCTACAATTACGAGAGATGTAACACTCGCCGACAGTACGTCAAACCCCTTTAAATTGACATCCGCATCATTTATTGATATCAGCGGTAGCGGTAGCGGTGGCGGTGTGGGTTTTAGTCGATTCGCGGATTATGAGAGTTATGATATGGTGGGCAATACACCGTGCCTTACTGCGAAAAACGTGAAAAGCGGTTCGACTGACCCTGAATATGCGTGGGTGGACGTGGAAGGAAAGAAACATGTCTATGAAAAAGGGGTTTGGCCTGATAAGCGGCATTCATCGTGTTTGACCGCGGTGGTCGGCGAACCCGTTGAATTATCACCAGACCAATATAAAGCGATACCGACCGCCAGTGACACGCCGATGAAGGCGGAAAGCGAATGTTTTCGCGCAAGCGTCGCACCAACTATCAATTCTAAATTGGCTGAAATCAAAACAAAAATAGACGCCACTGTCGCAGCAATCAAGATAGAAAACCAGAACATTTTGAATAATGCGGCAAATACGACGATTATTCAACGTGACAAGACGATGGCGGAAAAATGGGCCAATTTAGACGAAGATATTTTAGCTCAAATTAAAACATGGTTCGGTGGTTATTATTATCCTGCGGTATACGTATTCTGGTGTTTCGTGATATTGGTCGCAGTATTAATGATATTCAAATTCGCGTTTCTGTTTGTATCGCCTGGCGGTGGCGGTGGCGGTGGCGGTGGCGGTGGCGGCGATGGCGGCGATGGCGGCGATGGTGAATCCAGTGGAGTATCATTATTAGGCGTAGTTATTATGTCACTTATTGTTATATTTGCGGTGTATTACTATTTCGCGTATACATATAATCTTAATGTCGATATCACTCGTGAGGATTCAAATACAGTATATACATCGACGTAACCGCGAACGTAACGGTGATTATAACGGAGATTATAATCTGCATATATTGTAATATTGTTTCATAAATACTATACTATACTATACGAATGAGTTATTCTGATTCATCGCAGCTACTCAATAAACAGGTCGAATTAAGAGCTCTTCAGACGAAATATGATACATACATTGGTTCATACAGGCCCATTGCTTCGACGTCGACGACACCTCTCCCAACTAATACAAACGCAATATCCAATTCGAATCCGCCGTCAGGCGTTAGTCCAGGTGAAGATTTTGGCGAATATTGGAAGTTTATATCTTCGGGGGCGACCGATGCGTCCGCGTGTTGGTCTTTCGCAACAAGAGACCCACGCGTATTTCAAAAAGTTGTATATACCGGCGAGGGTAACCCAACTAGTACCGCAACCAATAAAGGCGACGCCGCGTGGAATAAGCAGTGCTACGGTCTTATTTGGAACGCACCGCCAGCAGCAAATTATAACACCGTCGCACCCGGGTATTCGACCATGGTTTCAAGTTCAAATAACGGATTTATAGACGCTGGTGTGTCAAGAACATATACCAAAACGGGTATAACTACATCTGCGGCTTTAAACGAAGCAACTGAGATCGCCGATTTAAAATCTCGCATTGACTCGTTAATCGAAGAAATCGCGCTTATCGCAGGTTCGTCAATTAACAGTGAACTTTCTGCGCTTTCACAAACATCTGGCGACCAAAATACTGTTATTCAAAAAATCAACCGGTATATGAATTCAAGCGCACAACAAATCGACGCAAGCAATAATATTATCAACCAACGTAAAAACATGAATAATATTTATGAAGACGTCAATAAACAAATTACATTGAATTCTCGCAAATTTAAATTCGTGCTTTATTGTTTGGTTGGTGTGATTTTTATAATAACGTATTTTTTGTATGTGTCAAAAATTATAGTTGACCCCGGTGCCGTAGTATCCATCGCGGTGTCATGGGGATGGTGGTTCAATTGGGGGGTTGTTACATTTGTAGTCGGTTTATTGCTTATGTCTTCATTTGGATGGGATATGCGAGGGAATATCATGATGATTTGGAGGTATTTATCCGACCCCGAATTCTGGACGGGGCAAATGTGGTGGGTGGGGGTGACGTTTCTATTTTTAATTGTTATCTTTTTACAAGCGACCTTTAAATCGTTTTTCGCACCCGCAATGGCAGATTTGGAGAAAATGGGCGAAGAAAGTTCAGAATAATTCGGCGGTCAGATTGTGAATAAATGAAACAATAATATTTTTATGATTATATAGTAGTAATCATAAAAATCATAAAAATCATAAATAAATATGTTTTATCAAAATTCAAATGATTTAGTAAAACAAGCAAGTGTGAATTCAGGACACGTACAGAACTCATATGTCACACAGAAACAGTTAATAAATCAAGGACAAAAAGTAGACGCGAATGCTGAACTCGTTGTTCCCACTGGAACTGCTGGGTCCGGGTCCGGGTCCGCGTCATTAAATATCGGCGCGCAATTCCAAAATGCTTTGAATAGTATCATCGGTTCTTTTACTTCTTCTTCCAGCGCGGGGTCTGCTGGATCTGGTCCGGTCATTGAAGGTCTCCCTGACCCGGCTAACCCGGCAACTGGTCCGGTTGGAGCCGGCGGAAACCAAAGCCAAGTTTTAAACGACCTCGTCGATCAACAGGCGGCCTATGACGCACAAGAAAAAACACACAAAGATAAAGTAACTGCGGTTATAAATCTTATCAACGCAGACAGTAACAATTCCCGCGGGAATTGGACTCAAGTAACTGACACGGCGGGTGTTTCAAAATACGGATATTTAACAAAAGACCGTATATTTCAAATATGGCTTGCGCCTACGAATACGACAAACAATCCGCAGAATTGGTTTGAAACATCACCGGTCAAACAAAACGGCGGGGTGTTGGGTTGTCCTGTCACCGGCGGGAATCTTACAAAACATCAAATCGACGCCACGTGGGATAATATCAAGCCGTTTGATATGGTATATGCGAAAACTGACACCAGTCATACAACACCACTATTTATGTTGACGAACGAGGGTGTTCGCGATGTGAAACGCACCCCGGGTTCAAGCGGATTGTTTTCGTGCGGCAATGAACGCACAAACGTATTCGTGAAAGACCGACCATCCGCGGATTTTGATACGTCTATCAAGACGAACCGACAAGGCTGTTATATCGTAGATGATAAAGCAACGGACCGGACATTCAAGGACCGCGGGTTTGTTTTTCAGGATGACCTGGCGAACGTGTCTATATCACAGTGTAAGCGCAGAGCCGAGGATTTAGGCAGTTCCTATTTCTTGGTTTCATCCGCAGAACCGGGTGGTCCGGAGAATCGGGGTGGATGTTGGATTTATACGGGGTCCGGCGAACCCAATTTGAACGGTTTATTGTCATATGACGACAGCGGGAGAAAATGTTACAATCACGGACAGCCTGACGGTAATGAAGACGGGTTTATGAAGTCATATGGCACCACGGTTTTACCGCGATTATACGGGAAATCGAATACGATTGATGTATCGACGGACCCGCCTGACCCGTCATGCGACCACAAAAATACTAATGGATGTATATTTACCGATTATCAACAAGGGCGTGGCAATTGTTCTTATAAAAATGGAGGCTCTTGGGGATACAGCCCTAGCGGTTTAGCCACCTATGGCAATAATGATTTGAAGGGGTGGTTAGGTGCTCTCGAGAGCAGAAATGGCGGTGGGTATGAACGCGCCGCCGTCCAGGAATACAGAGAGAGATGTAAAACCACGAAAGGGTATGAGTTTTTGGATGATAATCCTGTGAGACGGACGAAGCAACAGAAATCCGTTGCGCTTTATTCATTGAAGGTGGGTGGGCCTACCGGAGTGGATGCGACCGACCGAAACGGGCGCGGGGTTGTCGGACGTATTGCGTATATCGACCATAACGGCGAGAAACATGATTACCCGGAATCAGCGCTGTCGTATATGAAATCGGGGGGTGGTGCCGGTGGTGCGTCGTCGGGCGGTATGAAATATGTCAACGTGGGTCCATATGATACGCGGTCTGCGGAGAGTTCCTATAGCTTGAAAGAAATCACACCAGGCGCGTATGCGGAGGCAGCGAACTTGTTATATAAAGCGTCGCGTGATGGTTGGACTCCAGCCGCGTTTCACCAGAGATGCGATAATAAGGGCGCGACCTATACTCGCGCAATCATAAATGACGGCAAAGTGCTCGGCGCGTATACTTCGTTGAGTTGGTCGTCCAGTGTACAGAATTATGCGGCCGACTCGACCGCATTTTTGTATGATGGAACAAATAAATTTACGTCGAAGAATGGTATTTATGGTGCTGATCCACCGTATTCCACGTATATGAATAGCTCGTATATGCCGACATTCGGCGGAGGACACGACTTTTATATTAGTGGGCAATCGTTCTACAACAATGCGTATACATTTTTAACAGACAAAAGTGGGGCGCCGTTTGGACGCGCAGCGAGAAGTTACCAGAGTTACACTTTGTCCGACCTTGAGGTATACGCGGTAGATGCGACATCATTCCCGAAGACATTGGACTATGCTAGACGCGTTCGGACAATGCCCGTCGGTGAAAGTATAACCGCGTCGATGGAAAAATGCCGGGAGATGTGCGATGGGGACGAGAAATGCGGCGGGTTCGTGTATTCCAAAGGCGGTGGCGGTGCGGACGGTAAATGCGAATTAAAGGATAAAACGAAAATGTATCCCGTCGGAATGCGTGTAGCCGAACCAACAAAACAACTGATGTTGAAAGTCCCGGCTATAAACGGGACGATCGCTGACCCCAAATGTGCGACATCCGGAAACGGCCAATATAATATGATAGATAGCGCACAGTATCAATATTACCCGGATGGCGGTGCGATGAGTTCCGGAACGAAGTGTAATCTCGCGGATATTGTTCCGAAGGAAGGGAATTTAACAATGCCAGATACAACCGCAGCTGTAAATGTTGTGAAAAATCAATCGACCATAACAACTAAAAAAATTAAAGATTATAAAAAGCAGATAGATACATTCATTACACTGCGCGAAGGTCTTCAAGAAACAGACATTAGTGCGAGTACGTATGGCGCAACAATGGCAGGCGTGAAAGATACATTAACTCAAATCGGAAACGCGCAATACCAGCGCGAACGATTGGACGCAATTAAGGATGAAAGCAATAAACGATTGATTTCAGAGTCTTATAAATTTATTCTTTGGAGTATTTTAGCAATTCTCGCAGTAATCGCGCTACTTAAAATAAAGGAAATGTTCGGTCAGGATGACGTGGAGGACGACGCGGGCGGAGCGGGCGGAGCGGGCGGAGCGGGCGGTATTTTAGGATTTATAACTTCATTATTCGGTATGAAAGCGGTCAACATGGACGATATCGCGGATAGAACGGGAGATGTGAAAGCCGCGCTTGCGAATGCTGGCGCCGCAATACAACAATCCGGCGAAAATCTTGCCACAGGTATCACTGAAGGCGCTGATAATTTGGTGAATTCAGTAAATGACGCTGCGGCGAATGCGGTTGATGGTGCGAAAAATATGGCGGAACAAGTCAGTGAGAAGGCAGCGGAGGCGGTAAACAGTATAGGCGAAACTGTTTCTGGATCTGGATCTGGGTCTGGTGGCGCGCAGAATAATGTAACAACTGGAGGACGCGGACGACGTATTACGAAATCCCATAAGTAAACAATAAAATATAATTATTATTTATGGATTGTAAATAATAAATAATCATAGCAATATATAATAGACATCGCAATATATAATAATGGCGTATCAAATGAATAAAGATACTAAAATATTGTTGGTTTTATTGGCGGTTGTTGTATTGTGTTCGGCGAAATTATTCAAAGATTACCTTTACCGGAATCGGTATGTTGAAGGAATGACTGTTGGAACACTTGAGAGCAGCGTACAACTTCGTCGACCGACCACTGGCAGCATAAATGCGGATATTATGATTACGATAACTCTTGGAGCAGAATTAACCCCGTCTCAAGGACTTAGTGTAGACTGGTTGGGTGAAGTGGCGGGCGATGTCACCATAGGAACTAACACAGCAACAGCGTCCGGATATACCTTTACCGTCGGGACGAGTACCAAACCCGCTATATTTACACCGAACACCAATGTCCCTAGTGGAACACAAATAACGTTTAAAACCACTGGTGTATCAATCTATTCAAAGACAAGCAACGCCGATGGAAATAAATTAACGTTTACATTTACCGCTGGTGGTGAATCTCCTGTTAGTAAAGATGTAAGTATTTTACCTAATTTCGGAACTTCTTCATCGCAATTCACCGCATCCACCAGCGCGTCGGTTCAAGAAATACAACAGGCGATTGCGGGTATTAATACCCGTCTTTCTATCACAGGCGTAAACGCGCCAGTGGAAGGTGAAGTGACAAACCTCACCAAAGCGCGTTCCGCACTTATCGCCTTGTTGGCGTCAACCTACGGAACCATCAAAGAAGCGGGGCAAGTGTTTGAGTCTGGCGCGCTGTACGAAGCACAGAAAACCGCGATTGATTTCATCGGCAAAGAGAAGACCCGCGCAACATCCAACGCGGCCGCACTTTCAAGCGACAATTTGAACAAACGTCGTATGGCACAAATCAATAACTATTATACGCGGAATTATGAAGCGAATACCGACGTTATGAAAAATGTCATATACGTTTCCATCGCAATGATTATTCTCGCTGTATTGCGAAAGAAGGAATTGATACCTGGTTCTATTTCAACTTTAGGCGTTATTTTTATACTTACAATGGGCGGTATTATCATCGGGGGGCAATTGTTTGATATCATGCGCCGTAACGACCATGATTTTGATAAATATGATTGGAACTTTAATGAAGACCAATTGAATAAGCAGAAATTAATCCAAATGAATTCTGACCCGGCAAATTTGTCCGATATGGGTATTGGCGGCGCACCGTGCTATGGCGCGAGTTGTTGTGATACCGGGACGGTATGGAACGAACCATCTAAAAAATGCATTACTGCTACTACTGGTACTACTACTGGTACTACTACTGGTACTACTACTGGTACTACTACTGGTACTACTACTGGTACTACTACTGGTACTACTACTGGTACTACTACTGGTACTACTACTGGTACTACTACTGGTACTACTGGTTCGTAGCGCTTCATCGCACCGTATTTTATAATCTAATAAGTATAGTAGTTATTATTAGATTATTGAGATTATATAAGATTATATAGAATTAAAAGAATAGTAAATGGGGATTGATTTCAGTGATGCGGACGGTATTGAACCCGAACTTTTACAACAAGCGCAATCTGGCGAGATCGCAATGAAAAACATACCAGCAGTTGCAAATCCTATTATTTCGCCCGAATCTGTGAAAGGCAGTGGAGGCCAAAAATCGTTCGAACAGGTCATGATAGCAGCGAACAATAATATGGAAGCAGTAAAAGACGTTTCGTTGGCTGGCGGTTTTACAGGTCCAGACAAAGATAAGTTTGATTTGATTGAGGCGTATAATGAATGGGTAAAAGCGCGTAACGAAAATATCAATTGTCCAAACCAAATCACAAAAACAAGTGTTCGTTATACAACTTTAGTAAATGGAAAGGTTGACCAAAACCAAATCATAAAAGCACATCAAGACCGTGTAACAACAAAAGAATCATGCGATAAGTCGAGTCTCCGTGTTACCAAAGCGGCAGAGAAGTACATTGAAATTGATCGACGAGTGAACGATAATAAACTGAAATCGCAAAATTCATATCCGGTAAATACGATGTCAACGGATATTATCGAGGGGTTCAATTATTATAATGTCGATGATTCTTATATTGACAATCCTACCGTTGCGAAAGACACCTATAGTCAACGGCTTCCGCGATACACGCAATCGAATAAAACCATTATGGACATCTCCAAATCAATATTACCATGGGGAGAATATTATACTGATTGCCAGGGCGATAAATTTTGCGAAAACGCGCATCAATTAAAAGACAAATATATCGCGTCTATTAATAGTTTATTCGATAAAGCAGACGAAAAACTGAAATTGTATCAAAATGCGATTCAATTAAAATCGATGGATATGTCTAACGCTTCAAGTAAAAATACATTAGATAAACTACTTGACGCAAATAATCAAACCGCGATATATACGGCAATTGAAAATCAGAAAAAAGAAATCAACTTATACAAACAACAGGCGTTATACAATTACGACCAGTATAACAGTCTTTCATTTATGGAAGATATGTTTGTATTTGTTTATTATGCGGTATTTGCGATATTTGTGTATATGTCCATACGCGATTTCTATTCATCTGGAACATACGACAAACGGAACATCATTGTTGTTATATTATTAGCCATATATCCAAAATATATATTGATTGTCGTAGTACGGATATTAAACTTACTAACCGATATAATAGGGATGTTCGGAATCAATAATGTGAGTTTTTGGTGGTGAATCCCCCCCGGGGCATGAATGGCCGCCATTGGTAACTACTCCTCGCCGCTGCCGTGGCCTGATGCGCCCTCGTCGTCGCCCTCGTCGTCGTCATATACGATTCGGCACTTCTTCCATCCTTTACCCGATGGCTTGCCGTATTTCTTCGTCATATAATCGTAGAGCTCATTGCCCTTGGGGATATTCTTACCGTGTTGGACGACATACCATTTCTTAAACTCTTCGTATAATTCGGTCTTCTTGATACACGTCTCTTCGTCTGCGACGGGGCGAATCTTGTCGCGGAAGAACTCCGACAGGTAGTCTTGCGTATTACGATACTTGTTGCTGCTCGCAGTAACCGACGCACACGTCCGCACCTTTCCATCTGTTTCAAATGCCTTCTTGACGAGCATCGCCATAAAGACATTTACCCACGTCTTAATTTTGACATCCAAGTTCTTGTCGATGAGGAACTGGTACGGCTCATCAGGGTCGTCGGATTTCGGCTCCTCGCAGAATTTCGATTTATAAGGGCACAGACGGATACGACGCCAGGTGCCGTCATCATTGCTCTTGATGTCGAAGAGCACGTTCGTACATACGACCAGCTTGAACTGCGGGACGAATGTAATCGTGTTCTTGAACAGCGCACGACCACTCATCTCGTCGCCACCCGTTATTTCCTTCAGGATACCTTCATTGATGCGGTCGCCCTTCGTCGGTTCCTGCATAACCGCGTATCTGACCCCTTTAAGCACAGCGAGTTCTGGTGAAGCACCGCCAATCATCGCGCGTTTCTGTGTGACTGCGGTGATGGGGAGGACCGCCTTGTATTCGCCCATAACTGCGGACATCAGTTCGATGAGTTTGGATTTGCCGTTGCTGCCACCACCGATATAAATATTGAACGTTTGTTCGCGGTTTGTTCCGATAAGAACCGACGCCAGATGTTCCCACATATAATTCCGCAGTTCTGTTTCCGGGAAGAGTTGCGCCATAAACTCGTTGATTTCGTCGATTTGTGTCTGGTGTTTGTTTGTATCCAGTTGAATATAGTCGATTTTTGTGGTCTTCGACAGATTGTCGTCGGGTTGGCCACGGCGGAATGTTTTATGCGTGAAATCGATGACACCGTTCTTGAAACATAAGAGTTCGGGACGAGTATCTATCTTCTCGATAAACTCGTTATCGTAGAATTGCTCGCGCACCTCACGCATAATATTGTTCTTGAAACTGGTGGTTTTCAGCTTGGTACAGATATCCACGATACGACGCGACCGCTTCCGCGTGGATGTATACTGGTCGGACGTGGGGTCCAATCCCGACGTGACATCCATAATCTCGCGGTGTTTCTTCGTATAAATATCGTGCATATCTTTGGAGATGAGCGCGCGAAGCGAGTTGCCCTGGTCGCATTCGACCCAGCGGTTCTTGTCGAATTCATACCACTGATTATCCTTCACACTCACACAAACGAACCGGTCCTTGAAAATCGTGTATAGCACCGTCGCCAAATCCACATCCGTCGACGCGTCGTTCGTTGTTTCGTTACAGATGGTCTGGTGGATGAAGTTGTCGATGGTTTCATTGCGAATGCGCGTATATTCTTCGAAACAGTCGTTTTTGGCCCAATACATAATCGACCGGCGTGTGAGGCCGTCGGGGCTATACGGGAAATTACACCACGTATCATAATTCTTCATAATATCTGTGAATTTGAACTTGCTGGACTTCGCACTGAAGAGCATCCACGAGAGGAATAGTTTGTCGCTGGTATTATGAAGTGCGAGACCGACGCGCAGCCATTTGTCATAAGGGTCATAATACTGTTCGGGTAGAGCCATCGTATAATGGTGCGTTTCGCGGATTTCATATTCGGTAGGTTCAAGCATACTCAACAATGTTTCCACCGCAATATTAAGTTCGGCCAGATTGGTGATTTTATCCATCATAATCATACCGTTTTGGCCTACGATTCCATTTCCGGCGCCACCTGCGGCACCGTTGGCTCCACCGCCGGACAATACAAGACGAAGTCGGCGACCTCCTTCTCCATTCGCGCCGCCCGCGCCTCCCGCGCCCCCCGCGCCTCCCGCGCCACCACTGCGTTGGGTCCGTTGCTGATTCACCAACGCGTCATATTCCGCCTTCAGGGCTGTGTTGCCGGCTATAAGCGGCAATCGTGGATACACCGCATCACCGCCGGCGCCGACGAGCGCGGACTGAACCGATAATTTCGCGAACTCTTCCTTCACATTGAATTTGCTGGTTTTCTCCTCCTGACACATCCACGCGCCCTCCTCATCATCGGGGTCGCGCATCATCACGAAGTGATACTTCAGCATATACGCCTTATGCCCGGGCTTGCGTGACCCGTATAATTGCCAGTTGGTATGACCGCGCGAAATACCTTCATCAAGAACATCATTCCAAGAGTTTGTAATCGGTAAATCCGTCCAGATTTCCTGTAACTCTTTCAACATTCTCGACCGAAGCATTCGTTGGATGGGTCGATCGAGCGCTGCGCCAATCATCATATGAATCCCGTCCTTGGTTACATCGTCCAGTTGGTTCACATCCCCCTTTTCGAAGATATAAACGGGGATTTTCACCTCGGCGGGGAACTGAATCAGGGTTTCCATCATTTCAATATAAGATTGAATCATATCCAGGACATGTTCCTTCGAATGCTGTCGCTTGGTGATACTTGTATCATACCTGAAATCGAAATCCACCATAAGCGGTCCGTATTCTGGATTCTGCTTTTCCGTCAAATATTCCTGCTTTCCATTTTCGAATACATGAGTATAATATTTGCGCCAGAAGATTGGCAATATCACCGGAGGGATTGTATAAACACCGCCGAATATATTCAGTGCTTTATCTCCGATGCGGGTATGTGTGTACGCCTCGCCTGGTTTTGATACATGATGTTTCATAAATTGTTCGTAGGTCATTCCACTACATAATGACTGATACGCCGCAGTAGACGAATCTGTGCTCGTCGCCGCAGCCGCCGACGCCGACGCGGTCACCACGTCGTCCCCCGCGCCATGTAATAAAGTTGTCATTCGGAACTGTCGTCGCCTTGTTGTATTACTTGATTTGTCTGGAAAAACTTCAATTTTGTTTAAATTACGAATTGAAATACGGTGTGTAATAAATAAAACACCGTTGGTTATACTATATAATACAAAGGTTTTATCTCCGATTTGGCTAAATTTGATCCCCCTAAAACGACCCCCCGACTTTTTCGTTGCGCCGGACCCCCAAAAAAGGGGGATACTTTCATTTTCGATTTCCTGGACAGAATACTTTTGAAAAAAACCGATTCCACCCGTAGATTTTTTTTTTGAGAGTCGCAGAGGGTAAACGAGACCATATTCAGTAAGGCTGTTTTTTATGAGAGCATAATGGTAAGGGTGGTCGCGCACCCTCGCGCACGTTTCTGCTAGGGTTATCGTCACGGTTCGCTCCGAAAATGGCGCCGTTTGGGGGGGTCGGCGGCGTCGGCGGCGTCGGCGGCGGGACATAATAAACATAAAAAGAAATTGTGTAAATTGTGTAAACCATTGAATTAGACATAATGAATAATTTACCCGTCATTCAAGACGGCGGCGGCACCGGCGGCACCGCCCCCGTTAGCATCGTCATCCCCAAAGAAACCATCATGCGCCTTTTAAAGGATATAAGAGGCATCATGAGCGATAAAACATTAGAAGAAGGCGGTATTATGTATCGTCATAGCGAAACCGATATATTGACGGGGTTCGCATGTATCGTCGGTCCATCGGATACGTTGTATTTTGGCGGATACTACTTTTTCATGTTTAAATTCCCGACGAATTATCCGCATTCGCCGCCGATTGTATCTTATTTGACGAATACGGGGGGTATCCGATTTCATCCGAACTTTTACGCGAATAAGAAAGTGTGCGCTTCTATTGTAAATACATGGCGTGGCGAGCAATGGACCGGTTGTCAGAGCATCCAGACGATTTTATCTACGTTCCAGTCGCTTCTGGATAAAGAACCGCTGCTTCACGAGCCGGGCATCCGCGCACAACACCACGATTTTAAAGCGTATCACACCATCGTGGAATATTATAATTATAAATTCGCCTGCTTGACATTATTGAAAGACCTTACCGCGCATGTCGCCATAGAGTTATCACTTGTTCCGGAGTTTAAAGAGTTCATGAAACGGAAATTCCATGAAAATAAAACACGTATTCGAGAGATTCTGATAGAACGAATGAATACCTATCCGGAAAAGAAAACGGTGAGTATCGGATTATATGGATGTATTAACGCGAACATAATGTATGATACGATAATGAAAGATTACGACGCTGTAGACGCGTCGTTTGAGTGATTATAATACTTATAGCGAGTTATAGCGACTTAAATTGAAATTAAATGTATCTATATACAATATAGTAGTAGACGTAATCCCTGTGATATGCATTTCTGTTCCGTATGCGCGAATATGTATTATATCAGTATCACCCCTGAAAACGAGCTACAGTATTATTGTCGGAACTGCGGTCATGTTGATGACACGATTGCGTCGGAGAATATTTGTGTGTCGAAATTGAACGTGAAGCACACGACCACGCCACAGACGTTTTCCCAGGTCGTCAATAAATATACGAAATTGGACCCGACCTTGCCGCGCATCAATACAATCCGGTGCCCGAATGATGAATGTCCTAGCAATCGGAAATCATCGGCGGGGGCTGCTGGCGGTGGCGGCGGTGGTGGCGGTGGCGGTGGCGGCGACAAAAAAGAAAAAAAGAGCGAAGTGATTTACCTTCGTTATGATGACACGAATTTGAAGTATGTTTACTTGTGCGCGAAGTGTGATAAGGTGTGGAATACTGAGCAACATTAAGTCCGGTCAATAATACATTCCAAGTATTTTTATTCGATTCCATTCCATTTCATTTCATTTCATTCGATTCGATTCGAACCGATTCCATTTCATTTCATTCCATTCCATTACTTTATTTCGTAAAATTGAAACATAATAAAGTAATATATTCTATGTATATAGCATTGATGTCAAGTCTAGATAAACTGGCACCTGGCGCAGCGGGAGTAGATGTTTTGAGCAAAAAAGCCGCTGCTGGCGGTGGCGGTGGCGATTCGGATATAGAAGAAGACGAAGAACTCGAATTGTCGGTGGCTGGTACTGATGATGAAAGCGGTACCGAAGCCGGTAGTGAATCAGATGCGGATGAGACGGGAAGTGAAAGCGCGGGTGCGGCGGCGGAGGATGATGCCGATAGTGATGCTGACACGGAAGGCGGTGGCGGTGCGGATGAAGAAGGCGCGGAAGGCGCGGAAGGCGGAGACGATGAAGAAGGCAGCGCGGGCGGCGGAGCAGCGGGAGCAGCAGCAGTAGCCAAACAAAAGAAAGCAAACAAAAAAAGAGGCGCGACAAAGAAGAATATCGAAGATGACCTTACTTTACTCGGTATTCCACACGGGCTTACATTTGAAGATGATGACGATGATAGCGGCAATGATAGCGACGAGCCGGATAACGCGGAATATTTCCAAAAGCTTAAATCGACCGTTCGTGATAGTTTCGTTGCGACCTATCACCCCGAGTCGTTCTCGCACAATTACGACGAGATTCAAACCCTTTCTCGTGTGGTTCGGAACAGCGCGGGAGTCATCGTGGATGACCTCCACAAGACCATCCCGATTATGACGAAATACGAAAAGACGCGGATTTTAGGACAACGCGCCAAACAACTCAATGAGGGCGCGCAACCCTTTATTAAAATCGATTCTACGGTTATCGACGGATACCTTATTGCGGTGAAGGAACTGGAACAGAAGAAGACGCCGTTTATCATCCGTCGCCCACTGCCGAATGGGGGGTCGGAATATTGGCGTATTCAGGATTTAGAGATTTTATAGCGAAGCGAAGCGAAGCGGAACGGAACGAGCGAAGCGGAACGGAGCGGGTCATTCCAAGCAAAATAGAACCCTTAAATGAAACATAAAAAACGACCCGTCATCCTTATATTTTTGCCTGTTTTGACCGCTAAATGTGGTCTGGTCCCATTTTCGTTCGATACTTCCATCGGTGAGTATAATATCATGGCTGTTACGATAACAAGATGATAAACAAAATGTACATAAAAAATCTGACCTGTCGCGTGTTCTTGGCGTTGGCGGACGCGGAGATGTCATTTGTTTTTTATAGTATTCATTGCGTAATTGTTGTAGATTTTCTTCACTTAACGCGTGCCTGAAATAACCGGCGTCGACAGCGTCGGCGTCACTTCCACCACCGCTGCGGTCGCTCCCGCTACTCTTTACGCTGTTATCACTATCACACCGTTTCATTCGCGGCGTCATACATTTACGAATATAGTCCATTGGGTATTATTATTTGTGTAATACGAGTATTACAATACTGGTAGATTAAATAATAATACGGCGGCGACTACTTAGTTCTCACTGCGTTCTCACTAGCACTTCCAGCTCCACTACGTTCTCACTGCGTTCTCACTAGCACTTCCAGCTCCACTACG